AACAGCGTTATGTAGGGTTTTCCCACAAAATTAAGACTTACAGTGCTTTAAAACAGCATAATGTGAGTTTATTCTACAAAATTCAATAGGTTGAGAGTTGAAAACTATATTCTATAGATTAGTAGTAATCGGAATGTATAACAATTAAAACATAAACAACATGAACGTATATGACTTTGCACCTGACTTAGATTTGAGTAAGGAGGTAGAAGGTTCTATTTTTGGGGGTAAGAGGAATAGGAGGTAGTGATGGTATAGTATATGCTAAGGTAGTTAGCTGTGCAGAAGTTAAGGATTACAGTTGTGAGGGGTGTATTTTTTATGATTGTTATAAGGATAAATGTTTGTTATCGCGTAGTGATAGTTGTATAGATGGAGACTGGATTTGTAGGTACGAACAGGCTGCCATAGAGGGGAAGTAGGCGGCGCCTTGGGCTAAGGCCTGCGGTTGTAGGTGGAACGTAGGTCGGAGCAGAGCCGGAACAGTTTATTGTGGAACTAAAAAAAATAAAAAGGAGGAGATGGCGATATGAAAAAGGCATTTAAGATATTTTCTATTATGTTTGTCATAGAAATAGTGCTGATAGCTATTTTAGATGCTATGGCGTAAGTGAGAAAAATTTCTTCATTAATTTTCTTATGCTTTAGACAGAGTGCTCCCGTCTGCGAAGATCGGAGCACTTGCTTTATGGGATTCATGGTGCGGTAGGTCGGTTCGATTCCGGCGATCTCACACAACATTAAAAACAAAGGAGGAAAGAAAATGAAAGATGGTATTACATTACATCCAGAACACGGATTGAATCCGTCTATAGAAGTCTGCATGATATGTGGCGAAGAGATGGGGATTGCTTTATTAGGGAATAACATCAAAGGGCAGGCGCCGCATCATATATGTACGGGAGAAATATGTGACAATTGCAAAAAGATAATAGATGACGGAGGCTGTTTTATTATCGAAGTCGAGGATGGATCAGATCAAAAGAATCCGTATCGTACAGGGAGATATTGTGCGATAAAAAAAGAGGCAGCAAAGAAAATACTTGGACATGAACATAGTGTTGTGTACATGGAAAAGTCTGCATACAGTCAAATAATACCACAAAAATAAAGAAGAATATGTTTACAAAAGAAGAGCGATTATTCATATGGAAAAAGGTATATGAGATGATTGATAGGTTAGAGGATGGGGAATACATATGTGTTGCGTTAAGAAATGTAGTGTTTATGTATTTCAAAACACATAAAAATATCTATGAGTTTCGTTCAGACGAAATGGTGAGAATATATTTCCCGGAATTGGAGGAGAAGATAAGTATGGCCACAGAACCAGAGGAAACAAGAACGTTTTATGGGTGGTTTGGTTGTATTAGTCCAGAAACGAAGGAGGTAAGGCTGAATATTGTGAAAGATATTATAAAAGAGTTAGAATAGTATTTTTGTTAATCTATTTTATTCATCAAATTAAGTTTTGGGTTTTGGCATGTCGGTTCGTGAGAATAGGCATGTCTATTTGTGTATCATAGAGGGATGGCGCGGCGTGCCGGTATGTATGTGCCGGTCCTGGTTCGATTCTGGGCATCTCACAAACAATAAAACATAATTATATGGAAGTAATAACATTCGGTCCGAACATGGATTTGTCTTCTAAAAAAACAGGAGATGTATTTAGATTAAAATTGTATGGTATAGAGTATGATGTCAAAGTAGTTGGTGACGACGAAGATCCTCTTATGTTCTGCAAAGATTGTATATTTTTTAACAACTCCGAACGGTGTTCACTCTCAGAATCGCAAGACTGGTGCTTAAAAAAGCAAGTTGTTTACTGTAAAATAAGACATGATGGGGGAATTTAATGCGAAAGACGCCAATTTCTTATGGCGTCAAATTGGTAGGATTGATGGGGTGATAGAAACTCTGAACCGTACCGAAGGAGAGATGCCGGAAATTATAGCTGGAGTGCTAAAAAGAATAAGAGACGATATAGATAAGTTTGTAGATAATAAAACGAAAGATTATGAGAATATATAAAAATGATATTATAAAGGCGTCAGCAATAAGCACCGGCGCCGACAGAGGTGCGTTGCTGTGTTCGATAACAGATTCAGGATCCACGTCTATAGCGGGCGTAATATCGGCTGTTAAAGATAAGTTACCAGGCAAAGATCATAAGAAGATGATTTTTGAAATACGGAATGATGGAAGAAACGAATATGGCAGATATAATAATTGTGGAGGGGAAATATGAAATACAGAGGTCTGTTGCTCCCTATGATATTAGCTGCAATGTGCGGAGATGATGCCTTTGTGCTAAATACTAAAAGGGGAAAAGGAATGCAATCTACATATAGAAGAGAAAAGATTGTCAGAACAGAAAAAGAATTTGATATTAATGGTACTAAAGTAATGGCATACTCAAGAAAGGATGCTATTAAAAGATTAAAACATAAGAAGTAGAAAACGTATTTTTATGTTAATGTTAGTTTTTTCATTTTTATTGAAAGGAGCGCCGGCCTGTGAAGGTATGCGCTCTTTGTATTTATATAATGCATAAAACAATAATAAGATGACAGATAATAACATAGATGTGAATATCGTACCTGTAAAGAATGGTGCGAAACGTGTTGTGGTATCATATTACCATTATTCACGCAAGGACAAAAATCACATGAGTTCCCAAACGGATTACGTTTGGGAAACAAAGAATGAAGAAATGTTTAAATACTTTGAGGCCAGGAGGACAAAAGTATTTTATAGTCAGATTCGTGCCATGTGTAGATTCTATGGCAAGAAAAATGTACGTAAATACAAAAAGCTATGATATTAAAAACGACAACCGACGAGTTTTGTTTCATTAACGTAAGTTTCTATGAAACAATAGCAGATCCTCGCTATTTCTTTGAACAAGATTATGAAGAGATGCCGGAATATGAGGAGGAATTAGATTTTGATTTTGATTCTTATCGCAATAAGTTTATTCCTTTTGTACAGGAATGGGCGAATAAGGTGGGCGAACGCCTTTATGAATATGGTGTGAATAACATAAAGGTAATATCGGTAGGACATCCAAAAGAATACAATTATGGTACTGATTGGATGAATGTAGGGGTAGAGTTTTGTGATAAATGGAGGCAAAAGATGTTATCTAACATTGGTAAGATTGTTAATGATGATAAATGCAAGAAGTATGCGGAGGCTAATTATCGGTCGGTATCAGGATACATCTTTTTAGGGCCTGAAGATTTAAAGGAATTTGAAAAGAAAATAATAGAAAGAAAGTCAGATTCGGGATATGATGTAACAATATTATTAAATATGTATCTAACTTTGGCTTTTGTAAAAGAATTTGGATTTAAAGCCGGAGAAGCATGGAGTGAAATAACAGAATATGCTTACGGATGTTTGTCGTATTCCGATTTTGCAACAACGGAAACGCTTATACCGGAAGGTTCGGAGTATTTATTCAATGATGTGCATACAGCAGAAGCCGACGAATTATATCATCATGTCCTGGATAAATACGGATGGGCGTGGCGTGATCCGAAATATAAGTCAGAAACAGAATTATGCGCGATGCTAAAGTGGGCAAAAGAAAAAGGCTTGACCATTGAAGAGTTAAGTATTTAATTGTTAAACATAAGGCAGTAGTGGTGCGTGAGTATAGGTGCTGCCGTTAAAATATTTTATAAGATGAAAAAAGAAGAGATTCAAACTATTTTATACACAATCAAAGAAGGAGACAGTATTAAAATCAAAGTACAAGACAAAAGTGAAGAGATAAGATTGCGGGATCATGTAAGAAGAACGCAGAAATACGGATACAGGTTTTGTTTGTCTCATTTACATGATGGAATTTTCTATCTGGAGAAGTTGGAGGAAGGGGATAAGGATAAATACTATAGAGTAATAAACAGAGGAAATGGAAAGACCGGAGTATAATAAGCTACGCAAAATGGCTAAGACTACTCCAGGTCTGATAGTGGACGAGGCGCAAAACATGATGCGTGTATCGCTATACGATAATGGGGAACTTAAGAAGGTGGTAGTAGTAATGAAATGTGATTCTTTTTTACAGTCAAAAAGTAACATAGAAAAGATAATGTTATTATCATCTTCTATAGAAGATAGAAAAAACAAAGAAAAAAATAAAACAAAATCAGAAAATGAACAGAATAACAAAAATAAGAGAAGAAATAGGAGGAAAACAGGTTGATTTGACCTTTTACGGGCGGTTTTGCAGCCTTATCGAAGGTGATAGAAAGATAATACTAAGGGCGATAAAAAACGGTCGTAAAAAAGGCGTAATCGGAGCCATTCAGCCTGGGAGACATGATAGAATTTGGACCACATGGTCTATTGCTTTTAACGATCTGAAGGTAGGGGATACGGTAGAGTTCAGTACATCTGGAAAATACAATCCCGGATTTCATGCTACGGAAAAGTATGTAGGGTGTGTAAAATGGATAAAAGGATCGGAATGTGCGATAAAAACCGGCAATGGAATGGCGGTAGTATTAATTAAACACGTGGAAAGGGTGGTAAAATGATGGATTTAAGAATGTTTATAGACCTATTTCAGGAGATTGAGGTAGAGAACTTGTTTAAAGCGTTAGATTTATGTATGGAATATGCAAGATTAGATTTACATGTGTTTAATATAGGAGCTCATGTAACATGTTCATACAGTAATGATCTTGAATCGCTTTCACAGGTAGAAGGTTGTAATGTGAATATGATAATAGAGGTGCCTCGCTTATTCGAAGCATTCATGGAATACGCTTCACCGGAAATGAAGTTGTATTACGAAAAACTAACAGAGACAGTATAATATGAAAGAGGAAGTAGAACGGATAAAGAAGTTGGTTGGCATAGATCATGATAGATGGGAGCAACCTTGTACATGTGATAAATGTAAGAATATGTGTAAGGTTCCTTGTATTGGTACGCCAAAAGACATAGAGGCTATTATAGATGCCGGATACGCTGACAGGTTAAAAGAAACAATGTGGATGGTAGGGTATCTTGCAGTGAAAGAAAAACCAATAGCGATGATCCAGCCAACAGAGAAAGACGGGTGGTGCGCATTCCGCCGGCCGGACGGTCTCTGCGAGCTGCATGACCGAGGACTAAAGCCGACTGAAGGAGTTCTGGCTTCTTGTAAGGTGGTTGAAGAAGACAATGTCCCAACATATGAAACGTCTGTACTTAGAGCAGTAGCTCATGAGTGGGTTAAGGTGGAGAACTTCGCAACTATAATGAGGGTCGTTTTTAAATTTTTGCATGAAAATGAACGTGGAAAATAAATTAGACAAAGTGGTTAATATCCTAAAAGAAAAAGGATTTGTAGTATATAGAAAGGGCGGGAAGGAGCCAGGTGTGTTTTACGCTAAAGAAGGTGACAGCCGAATAGGATTCGTTTATCCCAACAACGGATATATATACGACAGGATAAAAATGTGGTCTTTTTCAAGGATATATAAACCGCATAAGAAAACAGGGTCTTCGTGTTTAATGTGTGTCAGCGACGAATTTACGATAGAGAATGCGATTAAGAACATAGAGGATAGACTGTGGGTGAATTGTATAAAAGATGGTAACAGAAAACGACCAGAAGAATATAAAAATATAAGAGAATTTGTTGGTAGCTTCACTAAATTCTACAGCTCTGTAGAATTAGTTGAGGTTAAGTAGTTTTCCATGCGAGTTAGTTGCCGGCAATGGTCTGCGAAGATAGGTGCCGTTTTTTTATTCAAGAAAGGAGGACAAAGATGGAGAAAAGAGACAAGAAGATACCTTACGAGGTAGTCATACAGGAAAGAAAAAGAGTGGATTTGTACGGTAACGTAGTGTATTATATCCATTGGTTTGATAAATATGGGTACAATATCACAAACGAATGGAAATTCTGGAGCAAGGGTCCGAAAAAGAAATACGATAGAGTTAATCGTTATCTAACGGATAGTTGGTTGAAGGAATACTGTGGGAATAACGATTTAAAGATAAGGAGAATAAAGGAATGAAAAAGATAAAAGTAGACAAAGTGATATTATATTACATGGATCGGGTAGACCCTGACGGGAACCCATACCGGTTCTATGTATATAAAGACATGGCATCTGAAATAGAATACTTTTGCACGGAAGAGACAGGTAATATGACTATACCAATCGGAGAAGGAGAGTATGTCGAGATCGTACCAAAAAAAATAGAGAAAATACCGGTAAGGGGATATAGGAAGCTTACTGGAATATGGAATCGTGAAACATGTAACGGGAAGGGATGGTATAGGCTTTTTAATTATTTCAAATACAAGCCGACCCTATGTTATTTTAAAAAAGCGGGACATGATGAAAATGGGAACACAAGATACGAAATATCATTATTTAATAACATTATAAATGTGACAAGGTATTTCAATCTGTGGAGAATGAAGCCAGGAAAGTATGTTATGGTAACAAACGAGTGTGGTGCCTTGGATGTTATAAAAGAAAAATTCGATAACATAAATATAGTGGAATATGGATCTGAATGAATTGTACAAAGAAATAGAAAAAGCAGAGGTTGATCTGAATGCAAAAAGATTAAAGTACATCAAAGAGGCATTAGTGGAGAACGGTGGAAGTATAAAGCTAAAATTCAAAGAATTTAAAGAGTTTAAAGAAACTAATGATGCGTTTGACTTCGATGATCAGTTTCCGGTGATAATAGAAATTGCTGGGATTCCTATGTATTTAACGGAAGTGTATGTCAAAAAAAACGATTTTCGTATAGTTCTGCTGGATTATGATGATATGACTTTAGGTGATTATGATAATACAGGGGAAAATGAACAGGTTGCTTATTTTATTAACTATTGTTTAAATCAAGACAAAGATGGGAAAGAGTAGAAAAGATTATGAGAAGTTTCTTAACTCCATATCTCCAGATAGAGACGATGAAACATGGATCATTGGAGGAAAGAACAGGTATTGCGGTAGAGAGAATTACGGCACTATGATCAAAAGGTATGATCCTATTGGTTTTAACGTAGGGTACAGGGAGTGGGCAGAACAGCCAGGGTAAGGTGGAGCCTGCCCTGCCATGAGGTCGGCCTGGCTGTCTGTGGCCAGGGTCGTATATTAGTCAGATAGTGAACAATGAAAACGATACAAATATTATGAATTTAGGCAATCATATACCTAAAATAATAGTTTATGACATTCAAAGAATTTATGAAAGAAGTAGGCTATGATCTGATGACTACCTTTTGGGAAGATTTCAGCATAGCTGATAAGTATGGTATAGCAGGTGTCAAAGATACCTACAAACGTGCGTTTGATGAATGGAAAGGTAATTATAAGTTCTTCACAGAATTGGTGATTGTGTTGAATCATAAAATATGGCAACATTATGAAAGCAATCGCAAACTGGCTGCATTGTATGACCGGTTATGGCAAGAAGCTGATGAGTATGCCATGAACAACTTTAAGGGAGAAGAACTTGATTATTATTACAGAGTAACAGATTAGAAAGTGATTATGAAAAATACGATAGTAACAGGCAGCCTAATTGTATTCAGTGACGGATTTGTTTGGAAAAGATTGTCCAACGAAAAAGCCTACAAGATATGGGTGTCGGCAGAAAATGAAGATTTTGAGTTATACAAGGTGAGAGTAGATGATGAGTCCGAGTCATTGATAGAAAGTTTGGAAGATTTACAGGATGCCTTTAAACAGGGTCATTATGTATGTATAGAAGTAGGTAAGCTACCATATAGCATAGGTTTGAATTACTTACGAAATCTACAAGAGTTATCGGTGGAAGCTGTGGATTATCTATCAGGACTAAAAGAATGTAGCAGGGAAGAGGCATTTAACATCATTCAAAAGTGGGCTAAAGAGTTTACGGAAAAATATGAAAATTATGATTTTAATGGTTCATACTATGATGTAATAGATGCATTTATTGATGAGAAGTTAAAAACTATTTAAAATACAAAGACATGGAAGACGATCTTATTACAACAAAAGAAGTAGGCGATTATCGCATTAAAGTGTATTATTGCCGTGATTCAGAACGCCCTATAACTAATTGGGGTTTGTTTGGGTCATTCTTTTTTGAATACTCTGATATGCATCAATTGCATGATGAATGCAATTGGAAAACTTTCTTCTACGATAACAAGCATGATCTTAGAGATGTTATTGATGCTATTGTAATGAAGCATATAGAACAGAAAGACATTGTAAAATATTTAAAGAAAGGGGAAGCGAATGGGATCTCATTCACATACAACAGAGGTGGCAATGTATGGGAGTTGAAGCATAAGACAAGTCCATATATAGGTCAAGAGTTTTTTCCAAGTGATTTGACGGACTTTGATTGCAGAGGAGAATTAATAGAGGATCTGGATGATGAAGACCTGTTAGATATCATATCCAAATATGGAAAAGACGTGGTGGCTATAGAGTGGTCAACAAGGGGTTATAGTCAAGGTGATTATATAAAAGGAATAGCATACGTTACAAAAGAAAAATATGATAATGAAGTCTGCGATAAAGAAGGAGACTGGAAAGAAGATTGTGCCAAAATTATAAATAATGAAGTAAAGTCCATAGGTATGTGGATGTGGGGAGATATAAAAGGGTACGTTCTTGAAAAGAAGGTAGCATTTACCAAGAAATACAAAGACGAATCAAGAGAGGATGAAGATTGCGAAGAATGGGAAGAGGTTGATTCTTGCTGGGGATGTTACGAGGAGACAGATGAATTGATAAAGGAAGTCATGATAGAGAATGGCTTAGAAGAATAGGTTGTGTATGCTGATGCCATGAGTGATTTTATCCAGAAATTATATAACTACATTTAATAACATATCTTATGAAAACACAAGAAGAATACGCACTTGAAATTGACGAAATTGTTCGCCGGGATGTAGAGAGCTGCCAGAGTGACTGGTTTATAATCGACAGGGAGATATTTATGCAGCCAGAGAATAAGAACAAGACATTTATTTTGGGAACAAGAAAGACCGGGTGCGATATGATCGTACTTGGAGGTACTAATTGCGGTGGATCCGATATGGATTGGCTTTTTGGTTGCCTTGGCAATGAAAATTTTTATGTATGCCAGCCAGTATCTTTCTATAAATCACAACAAGAAATCCAGAAAGTAAATCCGCTTTATGCTTTCAAGGTGGCCACTGCTTATTTTAGAGAACAAGGGAAGGTTCCGGTATTTGAAGATAGTAACTGTAGATTAATAAAACTATGAGCATAAAAGTAATAAGATACAGGTTGCCATCTTGTTGGGCTTGTCCGTTAATCAATGATGATTACACTGGATTAACGGATGAAGAATGTGAGGAAATCCATAAAATACAAGATATGGAAAGATTGAATTTTGAAACATTGTTTCGTATCGTAAGATGGGATTACAACCGTTGCTTTAAGGATGAATCACTGGACAAGGATTTGTTCATAGAAAAATACGGGAAAGTTATGGGTGAACATTATTATAACAAGTTTGTCCATGAATTTGACGGAAATATTCTGAAGATGGTTGGTTACTTCAGAGGTTCCGAAAAAGAGGGGCAAGTCTTCTGCGATATGATAACCGAACGTATTGAAAAATACGAAAAGAGAATGTCATATGATAAAGGTAAGTTAAACAATTAAAAAGATATTTATATGAACAATTCAATGGTCGCTCACTTGTGGGCTCATGAACAAGAAGAATCAGCATCAGGGAGCAATTTCTTCTTTGAAGGTGCAAGTATTTATTCTTATGGGTATCACTTTGAAATCGGAAGAATAGTAAAAAACAAACAAGGGAAGAAAGCATACCTGATAAATGAAGATTATTATTCTGCTACCACGAGCAAACATCAATGCTATGCTCGTAATGCGATACCAACTTGGGCAATGGTTCTCAGTGTAGGGGATAATATATCGGATACTGGTAATATGAGGTTCGTTGCCAGCAAACTGGAATCAATTAAGAAGTCTATTGAAAAATACAAAAGAGCTAAAACAGAATTATCTTATACAGATATTTGGGGCGCTTTTGGGAATATGATGGATTACATTCAGTTCTTTAACATGGGAACTGCTAAGAGTATCCTTAAAAAGAGTGCTAATGATTGGCTTGGAACCAATCATGAATTATCCAAGAGCGGAGATAGTATCAAGCGTAAGCACGTACATGAATTAAAACGCATCTTTCAAATTTTATTGGATCATCAAGGATTAAAAGTGTTAGGGACCGTAAATGTGATTGTTGATGAAGTTTGCGGGGAAGGTACATGGATTAAGTATTCAGAAAGATCTGAAAGATGGAGAAAGGGTGAGGAAGAAAGAGAAAGAATAAAATTAGAGAGATTAAGAAAGGAAGAAGAAGCCCGTTACAAGGATTTTGATGAAAAACTGGAAGAGTGGAAGTCAGGAGAAATCAATTTCTTGAATACACCTTTCTATATTCCTGGTGAAAAACCTAACGCCTGGATTCGTATAAAAGGAAATATTATTGAGACAAGTAAACAGATAAAGATTGGAATAGCAGAAGCCAGAAAACTGTGGCGGGCTGTGTCGGCAATGCACCGGGGCGCCGAGTTTCGGCACGGTCTGGTGGAGGACATCACCGGTCACCAGTGGAGTCTAAATCGGTACGAAAACAATTTGCTAACCGCTGGATGTCATAGGATAGCATATAACGAAATGGAGAGAATAGCAAAACAACTGGGATGGGTTTAAGTAACCCATCTTGTTTTATTGATTACATAATTAAAAATAAAAAGATATGGAAAATCCAATTATTGTTCCGTTTGATTTAAATACGGCGAGAAAAATTAAAAGCGGAGAAATAGAAGGTTCAGTATTAATTGGTAATATTAAAATAGAATTTGTATATGAGTCAAAAGACTGTGCAGATCGTTATAATTTACTTTTTGTAAAAAAGATGAATCTGGGATAAGTGCTATATATGCCGATACAGAAGGTCGTACTTTTTTCAACAACGTTCTGGAATTGGAAGTAGAGGCTGGAGCGTATTTTAAGAAAGGAGATGTATTAATAAGCACGCTTGGGAACCCATTTATATATAATGGTATTATTAATAGAGAAGGAGATATGGGATGCATATATGGTATATCGGCATATGGCGAGATTACATCTGAAGAAGTTCCAATATGGACAAGTGTGTGTGGTGAGGATAAATCCAAGTATGTTAGATTAGCCACAGAGGAAGAGAAAAAATCTTTTGCTGAAAGAATTGCTAATACAGAAAACCTTAAAAAAGCAGGAATAATAAAACAATATCTAAGTGAGTACGAATACTTGCTGACTAAAGAAAAGAAATGCGATTTTAAGCCATTCGATCAAGTCTTGGTGAGAGCAAGCAATTTGGGAAATTGGAATCTACACTTATCTGCCAGAGTAAGAGAAGAAGAATACAAATATGAATGCTTGGGAGGTTTGAGATACAAAGAGTGTATTCCATACCAAGGAAATGAGCATCTTTTAGGAACTAATAAAAGCAAATAAGATCATGGAACAGAGAACAGCAACAATTCCGTTTGATTTAGAAACGGCGAAAAAAATAAACATAGGGGAAATAGCAGGTCGTATTGTGACAGAGAAAGGACAAAATAGAGCAGAAATCGTATATGAAGACAATTCGTCAAATTGTCCGTTATTGGTTGTAATTCATTCGATTTCTGTATCGGCAGACTGGTTTTCTGCTACAGGAAAAGCACTTAGCAGCGAAAATCGCCTCCTTCTTGAAGTCCCGGAATATACTACGTTTAAAGATGGAGAGGTGTTAAGTAATAAAGATGGTAGCTATATCTTTATTTTAAATACACATGGGAAATATTTAACATCTTTTTATGCCTCTTTAAATCAAAAAGGTATTCTTAAAATAGAAGATGGTTTATCTGCTTGGGAAAATCAGATAGAAAAATACAGATTTGCCACTGAGTCCGAAAGACAAAAGTTGGTTGACGCATTAAAGGCAAGCAAAGAACCTGAAGCTAAAGAGTATCTGAAACGCTTCTTCGGGATTGAAGAAAAACCGAAATATGATTTTAAGCCGTTTGACAAAGTGCTGGTAAGAAAAGAAGGAAATAAAAAATGGAATATCAGTTTGTTTGCAAGGGAAATTGTGGACGATTATAATGGATTGCCTTATAAGTACGAATGTTCCAATGGAACATTATGGGATTATTGTATTCATTTTGAGGGTAATGAATGTCTTTTAGGAACTACTGAAAATCCAGAAAAAATGAAAATGGTAAAATTATCTGATTTTTATCCTTATGACAGAAACAAAGGAGGAATACAGGAATTGCATCATAAAATTGAGTCCAAAACACTTCAGTATTGGGGTGAAGATAGTGGTATTCTGATCGGCATCACTCCGATATATAAGAGACGTTTGTGGAGCGAAGAAGTGAAAGTTGTAAATGATAAAATGACAAATATGAAAACAAGAACATACGAAGGGGTGCAGCACGGAGACTGGGTAAGATGTGTCTTATGTGGAGCACGAATGCTTCTTCCATGTGGAGCTGACAAATGCCCAGAATGTAGCAGTGAAGGTACTTTAACGTGGGTAGATGAAGATAAGCAAGAAATGGATGCTAAACATCTGGATTGTCTTGTTCCAATACGCAAATTGGAGTTACAAGAATATCTGTCCCCAGAAATTTTGAAAATGGAACATATATGAAAATAGAATACATACAAAATGTAAATGCGGTGCAGTCACTATCAGATTTGATAATGGAGCTTCGAATAGCATGTTTTGGGAAACATTTGAAAAATTGGATTTGGATGCTGGTGATGCCACATGGCTTCACCAGTCCTGCTGCTGCGACCACTGCGTCAACCATTGGGGAATAGACTTATGCGATTGTGGATCAGAACATAAGGTAGGAGAATGTGAATGTGGATCCCAAAAGGCACATGATACATTAGGGATTAAATATGATTCGTTTGGAGCAATATTAAAAAACTTTGGATAATGGATATAGTGAGCAAATACACCGCCTTGTTAGGACAAAAGAAACTAAAAGAATCATTTGTGAAAGATTTGGAGCTTGTATTATCAAGAAAAGATCCTAATATAGAAAAAGGGAAACTTAATTTCATTCGTTATTCAGAAATGAAAAATTGGAGTGTAAGAGAGTTGTTTGGTGAAGACTTGGAACAAGCTGATAGGGCTTTAATAAACAAGGTGTATCATATGCTATTTGATATAGGTTCGGATTTTGAATCGGTTATAAGAATGCTATATAGCTTTCGTAACGGACCTAAATCGGGGATAAAAGTGGCGGATCCAGAGGATAATTACGAATGGACTAACAAGGACGGAAATGAAAAATATTCTACTAAAAATCTCCCAAAAGCGCATTTTAGATGGGATTGGAGAAGATATACCTTATCAAAAGAATCAGTTGATAAAATAACGGAGTTTGTAGACACCATATTAAAATCATAGAGAAATTATGAACGAAGTAATTTTAAGCAACATGTTAGGATGTCAGCGGATTAAAGCACAAAGACGTATCGTTTGCTATCTCACTGACGGAGCATGATAGCGTACAATTGCTTGACGATGATAGCCGTGAAAAATCCGGAAGTGAGACATATTACGAACGTAAATGTGATGCGCTGTTTGACATTGACGGACGCGGCAATACGGAACGCCTTGTGGCCAGAAATCCAAAGTTGAAAAATTTGCTGAAAGATGGCGAGTATATACCATCTCTTGGTCAATTAAATTTAATGGCCCATTATATGGACGAACTAAACAAAGCATTCGCTTATGTTTCGGCATCTCCCCTCTCCTCGACGTGGTATAGATCCAGTACCGAGAGCAGCCCGAGCGTCGCGTGGTACGTGGACTTCTCCATTGGTAGCGCGTACTACAGTGACAAGTACAACAGTAGCAGGGTTCGGGCGGTAATTGATTTTTAAAAAGGATTACAATGATAACATCGGTAAAAATAAAAGACAACACAAAAACTCCTTTTGAATATGCTTCTGACATAGAAGCATTTGAAAATGGCAGAGAATTTATTTTCAAGCCAGGAGTGAACGTAATTATAGGTAAAAACGGTAGTGGAAAATCAACCTTGCTTAACATCATATCAATGTATGCGTTATGTGAGAAATCCATGTGCTCTGAAATACCGATCGAGGCACTGGATTTTCCACCTATATTTGATGATGATGACAAGGTTCTTGATGGGATTGACATATCATCCGATTATGCAGGGAAAGTATTCCGTTTATTGCCATCGGCGGAGATGAATCGAGATAGTGTATTAAAAAACATCAGCAACTTAGATTTGTATGTGAATAATATTCGAAGATCTTATGGAGAGAAAGTGGTGTTATCATTGGAATCACTTTTCAATTTAATGTTCGGTCAAAAGGATTATACATTTCCAATACAAGATCTTGTAGAATACAAGAAAAAATCAAATGCGTTTTGGATTAAAAGAATTGATAACCTGTTGAAGTATTATGAAAGAAACCGCATAACATTAACAGAAAGCAGTTTTGAATACACGGTTCTCATGGATGAGCCAGATAGGAATCTTGACATTGACAACATAATGCAAATTTATAATGTATTGTCATTCCATAAACCACAAACACAAATTATAGCCATAGTACACAATCCGGCATTGATTTACAAGTTAAGCAAATTAGATTGTGTGAATTTCATAGAGATGACAGAAGGGTATCTTAATAAAACTTGTACATTTGTGTCCAATTGATCAAGGCATTTATATGTCATTTTAACACATTTTTTATAAATCAATTAATTATTCATTTTTAAGTTACAGTCATGAAAACATTAAAAGAAAAAGACAAACAATCTTTTTTAGCAAGAAAAGAAGAAGCTTATTCCTTAATAATGGAAATGGGATCATTATTGGCAGATTATGATCATCAATGGTCTAATGAACTAAGAAGAAAATTTGAAAGAGCTACTTCTTTTCTTTCCTCTATGAATTAGAATATTTTCTATCATCGGGGAACTTATTGGTAGGATTATAGAATACAAAGTAAAACAACTTATTGCAATGGCTTATTTCATATTAATGGGAAGAAGAATCCCCAAACAAGCTATAACAGGCTTCAAATTTCAAAATGAAACAGATAACATTCGTCCTTTTCTGTCAATCAGGATAAGGGGAAAGGACGAAATTATACCTTTCAAAGATAAAAAGGAGATACAGTCCGTAAAAGCGCATCTGTGTTCTATCTTCTCCGGATTTGTAAAAATAGGCGACTGGTATCTCAAGATGTCGGAAGTTAAGGAATATAAGCCGGTGACCGCCGAAGACATGAACCCCTACATCTTGTTTAAGACATCTAAGTTCGGAAACATAAAAGTTCGTTTCCCGAAAGATGAAGATATGGATGCAGAATTATTGGTGTTAGATCAACTTTTTGATGTAGAATGAATTATTGATCATATTTTAGAAATCATGACCTGGAAAGAATTAAAAGACAAAATATCCCTTATGACAGAAGAAGAGCAACGACAAGAAGTTGCAGTATGGGGAGAAAATATGAATCTAATGAAAGATTGTTCCTTGGAGAAAACAGACGAGGATATGTACTACAACTCTGAATGGGATTATACTTGTGAAGAGAGTGAATTGGAACCGGAAGACAAGAATGACCCTGATGTACATAAGGTATATGAAGCAGGAATGTATTATATTTATTCGAATTGATTTTAAAAAGATCTGATTATGGCAGCATTAACAACACTAAATATAACGGAAAAGAACGCTAATAACAGTTTGTCTGTAACTGTTAAAGTGAATGTCACCAAAGAAGGAGTGTTTACCACTAACTTGTCAAAAGAAGATGTGGACAAGATTCATTCTTATGGGATCAAATTACCTACAAACAGATTAGGCAACGAAGGATATTTCAATAGTATAGCACTTTCTGATTTGGAAAGTCAAATCAGGGAAGTTCTGAAGAGATGTTTGAGTTATAAAATAGTAGAAGAAGTGCCTGTTATTAAGTATCAACTGGAAACGAATTGCACGTTTTCCTATGACAAAAACGGAAATATTGTCCCTAACCCCTCTAAGGAATGGACAGGAGGCGATGAAAATGGAGAATGGAGAGATGGAACTTCCCGTTTAGATGCCTTAAACACCCAACCTTTCGGTTTTAGTGTTTATGCAAAACCATTTCTAAAAAGAGTAATTGAATATGGAAATGGAGAGACAAAAGTAGAATACGGCAGGTTAAATACAGAAAAAGGAACTTATGCGCACTGGCTGAATTGTGTAACGAGCATATCATACAATATACATAAACAGGTAATGGAAGTGGAGTGTAACGAATGTACCTCGAAATTATTCGTTGATATGATCAAGTCCATTTGTAATATAAGCGAACAAGTTAAGAGTTTTGTCAATCCAGAACAAATAAAAGCAATTGCGGAGTCAAATGAACCGATTTTGCTTTTATCTAACAACTAAAAAATCATGAGGTATGTATGTGTTTTTATCTGCTTTCTGTTATGACTTATTTTTACGTTGCTATTATCATTCACTGTCATAGGATTGGTTATAAGCGTGAGTGATGAATGGCAGGAAATGGGTGATAAAATAATAGATAAACTTTAAAAATAATTGAGCATGAGTAAATATACAGCAAAACAAATTGCCGAGTCCGATGATCTGTTTGATAAGCAAATACATAAAGTCAGAAAGTTTTATTTGAGTCGTAATCCTGATAAAATGATGATGCTCGAAGAAAGAAAAGCTGTTATCAAAGAACGAAATAAAGGTCTTTCCCCAGAATATGATAAGGAATATTATTGCGGAACCTGCGGAGCTAAAGACGGTGCGGAGCATCCTAAAACCGGATATTGCTTTCACTGTGATACGGATAACTGGATTCCAAAAAATGACTAACAGCTAAAATAATCGAATTATGACAGCCGAGAAGTTTAAATCTATTTGTGAATATAAAGGAATAACTTGGAATGATCTTGTCCGTATTAGGATTATCAGGCCAAAGAAATTTTTAGGATTCTTTAGGCAATTAACAGGTATAACAATCGAAGGTGCATTCAATAGATGTTCTGCTTGTGTTGAAATAATGGCTAATGATGACAACGGTGTTTCAATGATGCACTATATTGATTACGAAGATATTATAGGAGTTGAATTAATTAAAAATTAAAAATAATTGAGTGAACAGTTTGCAAAAATCAGTACGAATGCGTTGTTAGGATTATCAACATCCGCCACATAAGAACCATCTAATCCCGTAAATATCGTGATGCGTTGGTAGTATGTGTACAGATAGCAAGCAGGCGTTGGGATAAAGCATTTGGCAAACATTCACTCTAAATAAGAAATAGTAGATATGAATACAGAATTTGAAAACATGGCTTTGCTGAATATAGAAGACTACAATGAGCTTAAAGCTAAAGCCGAAGCAACAGATGAGCAGATAAAGAAACAAGCCGAAGAAATGGCTAAGCCTGAAGTTGTCACATTGAAAGTGTGCTTTGATACATACGGATTATTATACAGGCCAAATACTTGTGTTGATGTTGAAATACCATTCTATGATGATGAAAAAATCAGAGATATGCTTAACAAAGCAAGTGCTGATATAATGAAATGGTGCGACAAAAATATGGTAAAATACAACAAAGAACTCAAAGAATCCAGATCTACAAAAAAACATTGCGAAGGACTAAGAAAGCATATCGCAAATCTCGAAAGGCGCCTCTTAAAGCATGCATTGGCAAACGTTATTTTATCTATTATATCAGTTGCGGCTATAATTGCTCTTTTCACATTAATTCAAAACTAAATAGACATGGAACAAGAATATGCTATTCCTCTTTTTAAAGCTGGTGCAGAATGGCGCATTAACAGCGTGTGGCATTCTATAACAGTAATTCCAGATTGCCACCGTTTTATTGTGTTTCTCCCTAAGAAATCAACAATAGGATCAAAGAATCCAATTATGGGTATATTGGAAGAGAACAGAACTTTTATATCCAGCCGTCCAGGATGTATTTTATGCAGATTAGATGAAATGGAATCATGGGCTTATTTGGATGATCTATTACCTTAGGTAATTATATACTCAATTTTAAAAGTTAGAATTATGAAAAAAGATTTAACAGACAAAGAAAAAGAGGAAAGAATGAATTACCTTACCATTCATAAATGTAAAAACGAGGATGAACGTAAAGAGTTAAAAGAATTATGTGATTGGTATTTTAAGGATACTCCTACATTAACTATGTCTTTTTCTTTAACAGAAGAAGATTTTCGGGTAACAATGGAAAGGGACGTGGAGTTGTCGGAGGTAGCCGGAGCGGTAAAGAATCAACACCATAAGAAGAAAATTTGAAAGGTTATGACCGACAGAGAGCTTCTTGAAGAAAACAATAAGATGTTAAAGGAAATTCTAAGTTTTGTGAGAAAAGTTGATTCTGCTGAATACAGGGATCATCAAGACTTTATGGAATTTCTTAGAAATGTGGCAGCCGATATATGGGTGGAATATACGGAGCCTGAACAAAGAAGTAAGTTGTTTAATCTAATAAATAAAGAAAAATGAAAACAATTTTTGATTTAAGCAGAGATGAGATTGTGGAATTGACAGACGAAGACATAAGTCTGTATATAGACAAAGAGCTTGCTAATAAAGGTATTCCAATTGAAGCTAAAAACTGGAATATAAAGAACAAAAAAGAAATCTCGTACCCCAAAACAGGAGTTCCATTATTTGTATTAAAAGATATCGGCATCGGTTTTAGAACCATAGAAGGTGCAACTGAGGTGGCTAATTTGCTTGTCAAGTATAATGCATTTAAAACAGAATCGAGATATCTGGCAGGATCGTATGAACAGTTTTGGATCATGAAGGAGAGTGTTTGCCCGGCTGTTAAAGGAGAAACAGGATATAGCGAGGAAGAGTTTGATAAGATAGATGAGAAAAATAAAAACCCTGAATTGACAGGTATAAATACCTTCAATGACACCGTGAAAAAAGTCAATGAAATCAAAGATAGGGTATTGAAATACGTGTACAATATAAAACAAGAGCGTTCATATAACAATGACATGGTTGGCATCTTTGAGAGGTATAAGGATATAGCAGATGGCGACATGGAGGTGGCTATGAATTTTATCAAGGAGGCCTATCCATTCAATGAAGAAACAGAGGTGTTTATCAGAAAAAAGTTCGACATGTTTATACCAGTTCCTATACCTGACGAATTAAAATAGCAGCAATTAAGCTAAATTAAATCATTTTGAATCTTTTTTATTATCGAAAGACATATCTTTGTCCAAAAAAAACAAACATAATGGAAGAAAAAGAGATAAAAGAAGCTATGATTGAAGCCCTGACGCACTTAGAGGGGTGTAAGTATTTCGTGGCTACGATAGTAAATAAAGAGGAAAGAAGATTTGATATGAGCCTAAGAATGTCACAGTATCAATTGGCGTTAGTTATAAAAGGCATCTTATCTAATAATGAAATGATGATGATGGACGTTTTGCAGTGGTGTTCTGAAAGACTTAAAAATAGTATAGAGAAAGGAAAGAAATCAACTAATTAAATATTAATACAATGAATCGCTGGTTTGAAATTACGGTAAAAGCCGAGATTGATAATATCGAGAACGGCAAAAAAAAGAAAGTAACTGAAAAGTATTTGGTAGATGCCTTATCTTATACAGAGGCAGAATCAAGATCTTTAGAGATTTTCAAGGATTTATTTCAAGTGTTCGACATTGTTAAAATAAATCCTATTAAAGTGTCGGAAATCTTCTTCAACGGAGAAGCTGAGTACTGGTATAAGTGTAAGGTAAATTACATTACACTGGATGAAAAGAAAGGTAAAGAAAAGAAAATTCCATGCTATATGTATGTCCAGGCCGGCAATCCTAAGGATGCCGAAGCTGTGTTGACTAAAGGTATGCAGGGCACGTTAGGCGACTGGAATTGCGAAGCTATTGCTGAAACGAAGATCATTGACGTATTCAAATATGATCTTCAGAAGGGAGCTGAAAAATTAGGCGAGAAGAAGAGTGAAGAGTAAGGCTGATGTAGTTTCCAACATAGCGCTTGTTGTGGCGATAATATCATTGCTTTCAGCAGGCGCTTTCCTTCTGATAGTGATTAAGACAGACGAGGTATCTAAATTATTAATGAACGTACCTTATCTACTGGCTTCGGCGGGATTGTTCTTTTCAATAATATCATTATTATTCGAATGGAAAGCAAGGAAAAGAAGCTATACGTCTGCGAACGATGCGGACGAAAAGTGATGATAAGAAGTCATGGCTTATGCCAGGCTTGCAGGAGCAAAGAGTTGACTCCGAAGAAGAAAAACAGAATTACATCCATTAAAAACAGCAGCAAGAAGAAAAAGTTAGAGAGCCCGGATTTATCCGGGTTTTTTCGTCTTATGCTGGAAGAGCTAAATAGTATTCGGATGTCTATGACTGGTAGGGCTATTCATTTTCCTACAGTATGTAACGTATGTCACATACTTCCGAAAAGGATATATAAGTCGGTTGCCACTTGCAGAGATAATATAGTTTTTCTACATGAATCGGAGCATACGGTATTCGACATGTATCTTGACCGGATAGAATTTGATAAACTTGAAACAGAATTTCCTTTTGTGTGGAAATATGCGGTAAAGAAGGTACTGGATATGGAAAGCAGGGGAATGATTAAAGAAAGAGGTAGGTTGATTATTGAAATAATTGACAGATATAACCCCAAATAGTATTTGAGAAAGCAGCCACAGATATTGATGAGACTGTAACTGTGTTGTATTATGTTAAAGAGGAATTAATTGAGAAATTGCGATGATAGAACAGAAAATAAAAATATTGACAGATTTAGGGTTTGTACCTATGGTGGAGGGAAAAGGAAATACGTTGTTTAGAATGAACGATGTTGTGATGTCGGTGTCAGATCCTAATCAAACACCGGAGCAATTGAGAAAGGAAGTTATGTCTTTAATAAAAAACAAAGACATAGCAGAAAGAGGCGGACAGGTTCCAGTAGTTAAAGAGCCGGCGCCTGAGCCAGAGCAGGCCCAGAAGGAGGAACCGGAAGCTCCGGCGGAGGAAGCCGCTCCTAACCCTGGAGAAGAGGATTCGAATCCGTTTACAGAAAATCAGGAAACGTTAGAACCGTTTTATATCTGTGATGAGTTAAAGAAGATCGAGACTCCCAAATTCGTAAGATTAACATTAGACGGTAATCGTTTTTATGTAAGAAAGATGGACGATGGAACAGCCAAGATATATGCTTCGGTAACAACCATGATCAGAGACGGATTCGTAGATGACAAGACGGCTCTTCAAGAATGGAGACAGGAGATGAGGATGATTGGTCGCAATCCGGAAGAAGTATCAGAATATGATGCAGATAAAGGAACGATCATGCACTACCTATACGGATTGTACTTGACAGGTAGAGATATGGTCTTAAATCGAAGTTTTATAGTTAAGACAGTGCAAGAAGGCAAGCTTAAAATATCAAAAAAGAATCTTGACAAATTCTTTGGTAGCATAGATGATCTTGACGATATGATTGTCAGAGTTATGAAGTTTGCTAAGTTTTGTTCGGAGTATAAGGTTAAGCCGATGATGATTGAAAGAATATTATCATTAGAAGATTATTTGGTAGCTACGCCGATAGATGCGATGGTTAAAATGACATTCAAGTACAAAGAAGAAGGTTATTTTGGAGCCGTGTATCAAAGGGCTACGGGGCAGTTTAAAAAAGGTGATCCGAAGAAGGAGGTAAGAGACGTGGAGAAGGAAGAAGTGGTTATTCTCGACTTTAAATCAGGGGGAATATGGGAATCATACGCATTTCAATTAGAAGCTGAAAGAAGAATGGTTAAAGCATGGTATGGGATTGATGCACGTATTATGAACTTTTCTCCAAAAAGCACGAGCAGCAAAGGATATACGTTGAAAGAATGGACAGAAGACAGTATAGCACTTGAAAAGGCGGACTGCGTGTTCCAACAAGGTATGTTGAATCACCTTAGAAAAGATAAGAAGTTCAAAGTGAGAAAAGGAGTGCTGAATATCAATAAGCCGTACAATGAAGAGGATCATACGGTCGTGTATGATATTGCAGAGGAAATGTCTAAAAGATTCATAATATGAACGATATTGTTATTCCTGAAGGAGATTATATAGAAATCGTAAAACCGATATGCATCAATCCTTTTGGTTATTATTTTATTAACATCAAAAGGGGTTCGAGATTAAGATTATCGAAAGATTTGAAAATAGGAGATAAATATGCAATATGTGTACTTGCATCTCATAAGAAATATGGCAAGACCATCGAAATAATAATGCCTATATTGGTCAGAAATACAAGAAGAGTATGAAAAGAAAAATTAGAAGAACAGGAGAGATAATAGACGTAATCACTTTCAGTAGCTCAACTACAAGAAGCGACCATGACAGAATACAGTTCTATGGTGATAATGGGAATGTGATAAGTGAGAGTTTAAATTTTTATCTCGATACCCTTCCTGTAAATGACGAAAACAAAGATGTAGACTGGGAGCAACGTAGATTCGATCTTATCAAGGCTTATTCTATTGAGTTTGTTAAAGCACAAAATAGAAAAGGTGAAATAGATTGCGGAGTATATGTACCAGATGTGGTGTCATGGTCTATAACTATAGCAGATAGAATCATAGAGGCGATGAGAGGAGTTAAAAATGCTTGATTTTAGAAAATACGAAAACGTACCTCGGTTTCAACTTGACCGCAGGCCGGGCAGGAGCCGACTGAAGCTAACCTGCCCAGCTTGCGGGAAAAGTCGGTGCCTCACTCCTTATATTGATGTGGCAACAGGTCAGGTTGTTGGCAACGAGTTCGGAAGATGCGATCATGAACGGACTTGCGGTTACGATAAACGACCTACCGGTAAGGATGTAGGTGACAAAGATCTTTGGATTTCAGGAAACAAGTGTATAAGAGCTTATCGTCCTCCTGTAAATCCTGACGTTGTAAATTACATACCTTTTAGCGAGTTTGAGAGGACTGTGGTTCCAGATGATAGAAATACTGTATTTAGATTTTTATCGTCTCTATGGGGAAAAGAAAGGGTATCTGACGTATTTAGAAGATATCATGTCGGAACAATGGACTTATGGGGATGGAAAGGGTGTTGTATATTCTGGCAGATAGACAAAGATTTTGTATGTAGAACCGGCAAGATCATGGACTTTTATATAAAGACCGACAGCCAGGGGAATGAGATTGATGTAAAAAGAGTGAAAGAAAAAGACGGTGACAATGAGCGGCCTCATGTTATGTTTTATCACTCGTTGCATGCAAGGGACTTCTTGTTTAGACAATGCCTGTTCGGGGAGCATCTTCTAAGCCAGTATCCGGATAAGGTGGTTAATCTGGTGGAATCAGAAAAGACGGCTATTATATGCGCTGTGAATAAACCGGATGAGTTATTTGTGGCCACCGGAGGGTTGCAGAATCTAAGGCCGGAAGTGATAGATGTTTTAAAAGATAGAAAGACTGTAGCTTTTCCGGACAAAGGACAAGCATTTGAGACATGGAGTAAAAAGATAGATGGGATGATGATGAAGTCAAGGATAAAAGTATCGGACTATCTTCAAAATGTTGAAAATGTAGGAGATGGAGATGATGTGGCAGATTTGATAATTAGTAACAAGGTAAAGGAAAAATATCATGAGCCTGGATGTTTATATTAAGAGTAAGAAGAAGGAAGAGGATCGTGAATGGGTTGCAAACATCACCCATAACATGAACAAGATGGCACAAAAAATATTCGTATCAGAAAATAAAGAAACGCTGTACGATTATGTTTGGAGACCAGAAGAATTGTATAGAGAAATATATACCAATGAGATGAAGAATGTACTTACAAAGGGTATATGTGTTATGATCTCCAAGAGAAAAAGTCTTTTGAGATACGAGCCGGAAAACGGATGGGGGTCTTATGATTCATTTCTTAAGTTTCTTATCGAATATAAAGAGGCGTGTGAAGATAATCCAGGTTATATAATTGAAGCAAGCAGATAATATGGAAAATTACAAAAACACTTTAAACGAGGTAGTGGTGATCGAATCGTCACCAGAAACGTATTTTGTTTACGCTATTCGTAATGCTATTCGTATCTCTAAATGTGCGTATCCGACAGCCAAGAAAGTAATTTTCAAAAGAGAGGATGTAGAGGTAGAGATTTCGGAAATGGAAACTGAAAACAGTTTGTATGAAAAGTTTAAAGAAAAACAAAAGAATAGGGTATGGAACTTAATGAGCGCCAACAACGGGTTTTAAGAGGCGAAATTTGTCCTTATTGCGGAAGAGAAACCGAGTTGATCAATGCCGATAAAGTATATAACAGAAAAGGCTTAGGGATGGTTATGATGTGCAAACCATGCAACGCTTATGTCGGTGTTCATGAATCAGGGCCGAATAAGGGAAAAGCTAAAGGCCGGCTTGCAGGGCCATCACTGAGGTCTCTTAAGATAAGAGTCCATGCCGAACTTGACAGACTATGGTCTACGCCGGAGGAACGGGAAAGGATGTATAAAGATTTATCTGAATTTCTCGCTATACCGGAAGAGTACACACATATAGGTATGTTTGGCGAGAAGACGATGGGAAAAGTCTTTCAGTTCTGTCATGTAAACAAAGAGCGATCAGGTTCGAGAATAGAATGGCATAAACCTGGAGATAAGTGCCCTAATAAAAACAATCAAATAGTGTCAGGCAGTAGCGCATGTAGAGGATGTCCTGAGTATCTTCATGATGAGAAAGACGGGTATGTCTGGTGTGATCCTGATATGAGCTACGGCAGGTTGAAATAGGGCGTGAATTGCCTATCTTTGTGCTATTATTAATCAAAAAAAAAATATAAGCACATGGGTAGATCGACAGAGTACTACAGGACTCATCCCGAAGCCAGGAAGAAAAAGGCTAAAAAGGACAAGGAGATAAATGCCAGACCGGAACAGAAAGCCAAACGCCGAGAGCTTGGTCGTAAAAACTACGAAACGGACAAGAAGAAGGGTAAGGGCTGGAGAAAAGGAAAGGATTGTTCTCATACCAAGAACGGTCTTAGGTATAAATCAGTAAAAGCTAATAGGGGATCCAAATCGGATACGAAAGGTGACAAAAATGCAAGAGGATCTGAAAAATAAAATAGATATAAGAAGGATATTCAAGACCTCTAAACAGGTTATGGAAGAGGCGTATGAGAATATCTTGAAATACAGGCGGGGAGAGCTTATCCCCGCTAAAACCGGATACGATTATATTGATGAGGCTTTGCTTGGAGGTATTTTTCCCCAACATGCTATTGCCATAGGAGCCCGGCCATCTGTAGGTAAATCGTATGTGGCCCAAAAGATATTGGAAAATGTGATGAATCCGATGATCAACCCGCAAGCAGAAGATTATTTTCTTGTCAATTGCGAGTTCGAAATGAATCCTCAAGATCTTCTTCTTCGCAGAATGAGCCAGGATATGAAAAAACGGGCTCCTGAAATATTAAGAAGGCAAGATTCTAATACAGTAGAAGAGATGAGGATGTTTGAAATCCTTCAAGGTGAAATTAGAAATAATATAATATACATCGATGCTCCGTGTACGGTAAAAGAGTTTGAGGCGGCTGTGTATCATATAGCTACCAAACACAAAGACAAACGTCTTATAATATTTAAAGTCGATCATATTGCTTTGATAAAAAGAATGGGATTGGATCCTAAGTCGGCTATAGATGATTTGGTGGCGGTTATGAACGAGGCTAAATTAGTATATAAAAACATATTTTTCCTCATCATATCCCAATTCAACAGAGAGATAGAAGGAAGGATAAAAAGCCCTCAAGAGCAGCCTCCGCGTCTTTCTGATTTTTATCAGTCTGATACGCTGGGGCAACTATGTACGTTAATGATAGGTTTGCACAATCCTCGTAGGTACGGGCTGGATAAGTATATGATATTTGGGAAAGACTGGTATCAGACTCTTGATAGGTTTAAAACTGAAAACAAAACATCATTCAGGACAGCCGGGCTGGTGTTTCATCATATACTGAAGGTAAGGCAAGTTAGTATGGAAGAGCTTACTAATACAATCCACCCAGAGATACTGCCGGGACATGGATGGATGTACGGGGAGGGCGGGACGAAGTTCGTGAACCCCAACCAGCCGCCGACGCCGCCTAAGCTCTATACTGTGGAAGACGTTACGGACAATCAGGAACAAGAGACAAAAGAAGAACAGTCATTGTATTAAAAAAAATAAGAACCATGAGACTAACAGTAGAAGAAAACGAATACCTGATAAGTAAGTTCCTTTTGGTTCTTACTGAGTTTGCAGGGGATGAAAGAGAGATGTTTTTAATCAACTCCATACATGATAAGGCGGTGGCGGATATGAATTATCGTCTTCCGTCTTTAATAAGCAGAGAACGTAAAAGACGAGTTATTGAGCTCCTTAAAGAAGGAACCAGAATAATCAAGGACTTTTCTGGCTATGCTGGTGATATGGGTATGATTAACGAATACGATCGTCTAAAGAAAGAAATAGGAACCGTCCAAGACCAGCTTGGTGACGTAGAAGGTCAACTTCGGGCAGCAGGAGAAGTTATTAAAAAAGAACTTGATATGATTGCTGACCGAATCAAAGAAGATCTTCTTGATCGAGAACTGGCTAAAAGTAATGCCGAGGCTGAAAGAAAAGCCAAAGTAGATCCGAGATACGAAGTAGCTTTAGGTGATTACAAGGAGATGCTGGAAGTGATTTTTACAACCAGAAACAAGTATTCTACGGTAGATTCTGTACATGACGATCTTCGACAGTCGGTATCTACCGGTAGAAATTCGATTATTAAAGAAGGGTACAACAGTTAAAAACAAGGAGGGAATATGGAAAAGAAGGAATTTAAAGTAGGAGAAGTGTTTACTGCCGGACTTGTAAGATTAAAATGTGTGGAAGGTGATACATGCGATAGGTGTATATTTGAAAAATACAATTATTGTTCATGTACAGACATGATTATTGGTCCATGTGGACATATTGATAGACAAGATAACAAGGATGTTATTTTCATTAAAGCTGATTAGGTATGTACATCAATTTCAGACAACTTGCAGCATCAGACATGACTCCTAATGATCTTGCTAATCTTCTTGCCATAAGACAGAAGGATACGGTTATGATCGAAGCCATGCCGGAAGAAGATGCTGGGAGGTATATAGAGCTTGGCCTGGTTGAGAAATTAAAATCAGGCGTGATGAGATTGACCAACAAAGGAACGTCTTTTGTGAATTATATAGAGACACCGGAGATGACAGACGAGGTTCTGGAAACGTTGAAGATTATGATAGGAATGTACGAATCATATTCAAAAGACATAGGTGTCAGCAGAAAAGAAGCGGAATCCAGATTGTGTTGGTTTATGGGTAACACCTCATTCAAGAAAGAGGTCATACTTCAGGTAACGGAATCTTATATAGCAGAGTCAGGAGATTATACAATGAGCTTATGCAACTTCATATGGAAACCGCCTTCTCAGGCTTTTTCAGTTCATATGAACCTTAAAAATTCAAAGCTCTTTGACTTAATAGCTGAAAAATTTAAGATCGCTACCGAGCCTTATTTGGAGTCTAAGAAGAATAAGGAAATGGATTGGTTGTTTGCCGTATCTAAATTGCCTACGCCGCCGGCTAAAGGCAATCCGGATTATTTGTTTACCGGAAGTTCTGAAACAGACAAAGAGCGATTGAAAAACATAAAAACGTATTTATTTAACAAAATTAGAAAGCAATGGAAAAAGTAAGAATCAGAAAGATAATAGAGGATATAATTATTACTCAGTTTCTTAATTCGGAAATAGATATAGTTCATGAAGAAGATGTGACGTTTAAAGAACTTGGATTAGATTCTGTTGATCAAATTGAACTGGAAGTGATGGTGGAACAAAAATTCAATATTGTTATTATTGATTATGATATGGAGACCATCAAAGATATGACTGATCTTGTTTACAAAATAATAACAGAAGGGTATGGGAAGTGACATAATTTTATGCATGGCTTTAATAGCGTCATTTGCTTTTGTTATACAGTTTTTGTTGTCGATATTAGGATCTGATCTGGATACGGATATTGACATTGACAGTGCTTCTGATTTAAGTATGTCTTTGTCGGACATTATATCATTCAAGGGCATAACACATTTTATTCTTGGATATAGCTGGACTACCTACTTTTCGGGTTCCCATTTAGTAGGGGTTGTGATAGGGTCGTTTTTCTTTATCGTTTTGTTTTACGTATATAAGTTACTTCTTAAGTTAAAGCAAGAAATGGTGTACGAATGTCCGGAAGATTTAAACGGAAGAGAAGTGGAGATAGTATTTAGATCAGGGAAGAATCATTATATGGTAAATATTTCGAAAAATGGAAGACAGGAGCAAATGAGAGTAAGATGCTTGTCTGGAAAAACTTACAAAAACGGTGACAAGGTGAATATAAAATACGAAGAAGGAGAACTAAGTATCTAATTTTTTTTATCAACAATTAAATTTTAAAAGTTATGACAACAATCATGTACGTGTCAGCTATCTTAGCTGTAGTGATTATTTTGACAATCATCGGAGTCTTATCAAGGTATCGTAGATGTAAGCCTAATCAGGTCTTGGTCGTTTATGGTAAGACAGGTGGGGAAAAGAAATCGGCGAAATTATATCATGGTGGAGCGGCATTTGTCTTGCCTATTATTCAAAGCTATGATATTTTGTCTATGGAGCCTATGCAAATAGATTGTAGGCTCACCGGTGCTTTGTCGTCTCAAAATATCAGAGTGGATGTGCCTACTACTATTACAGTAGCAATCAGCACAAATCCTGAAATTATGCAGAATGCAGCAGAAAGGCTTTTGGGGATGGATACTGAATCTACTGAAAATCTTATTACGGATATTGTTTATGGCCAAATGCGTTTGATCATTGCTGAAATGACGATTGAAAAACTTAATTCTGACAGGGATGAGTTTTTGGATAAGGCAAGAAAAAACATTGATAACGAACTTAATAAGTTAGGTCTTTACCTCCTAAATATCAACATCAGTGACATCAGAGACGAAGCCGGCTATATCATGAATCTTGGCAAAGAAGCTGAAAGTAAGGCCCTGAACGAAGCACAGGCTAATATCGAAGAACAGGAAAAGCTGGGTGCTATTAAGATTGCTGTACAGCAAAAGGAAAAAGAAACGGCTGTAGCTAATACCCAAAAAGAGCAAGAGATTCAAATTGCCTATACTGAAAAAGAAAAGGAGACAATAGTAGCTGAAACGAAGAAAGAAAAAGAAATAGCCTTGGCTTTAACCGATAAAGAAAAACAGATCGGTGTAGCTCAAGCAGATAGAGACAGGGCTGCGGTTATCGCAAAAACTTTAACCGACAAGGAATCGGCGATCGTAAGATCTAAGGCAGAACTTGAAGTAAATAAAGCCGAGGCTGAAAGGATGGAAGAAGTCGGAAAGAATAAGGCTGAAGCTGACAAGGAAGCAGCTATAGCAATACAAGACTCTGAAGCTCAGATTAAGAAGGCTGAGGCTGAGAAAAATGCGTCTATAGGATACAACAATGCCCAGAAGGAGGTTGCTGTGTCAGTATCAGAACTACAAATTATCAAAGCTCAATCAGAAAAGAAGGCCGGAGAAGAAAAAGTTAAATCGGAAGCGGCTGTAAAAACGGCAAAAGAGCTTGCTGATAAAGAAGTGGAAGAAGCTAAGGCTAAGAAAGTTCAGGCTGCGCTTAAGGCTGAAAAGATTGTGCCGGCTGAAACCCAGAAGGAAGAGGCTATCTTGCAAGCTGATGCCGAGGCCGAGAAGATCAAACGCCGGGCTGAGGCTGAGGCATCAGCACATTTGGCAAAAGCTGAGGCAGAGGCAAAAGCTATTCAGATGAAGCTGGAGGCAGAAGCCGAAGGTAAGAAAAAGTCGTTGATGGCAGAAGCCGACGGATTTAAGGCTATGGTGGAAGCAGCAGAATCCAATCCTCAGATAGCCATCCAGTACAAGATGGTTAATCAGTGGAAAGAAATTGCTGGAGAACAGGTTAAGGCGTTCGAGCACATTAACCTCGGAAATACCACGGTATTTGACGGCGGTCAGAACAGTACCGGTAATTTCCTTAACAATGTTGTTAAGACCGTCGCTCCGGCATTGGGAGTCATTGATCAGCTTCCGATTGCAGATACTTTAAAGAAATTAAAAGGAGATGACAAAAAATAAATACAATGGCCCAAGGTTACACTTGGGCCTAATTGAAGAAATAAAAGCAGCATTCATAGATTTCCTGCCTGCGGGAACAGTGATTCTAAGTGCTTTACTAATTACGATATTTTTAACATGGATTTTGGACAAGATTTAGAACCAGAAGAACTGACCGGGCATTATGATCAGTGTTATGGAATTGATTTTGAAACAGAAGAAGAGGAGGATGAAGAATATGACGGATGAGGAATTTGCATTAGATAATAAGAAAAAAGTTGTTGTAAGAAAAAGAATATCCTATTTAAGCAAAGGGGATAAAGTGTGGATCGTGTCTTCCGACGGCTACCTGCTACACACGGACGTCGTTCGGCGGGACCGGGGCCGATCTTATGTGGATATAGACGGGATACTGTATTGGAAGCGAGGATTAGATGGCAAGCATCGTAATCGTAATAACTACATGCAGTTTGCCATGACGCCGGAGGACGGTAAGAAGTATGTCGTATATTACCCGGAAGGATTTAAAGACAATGACTTATGATGGTCCCGGAAACGCATTTGCTATATAAGGAGTTTAATGGCGTGAAACGTCTTGCCATTTCCTATTCCCAGATAGATACGTTTCTTACCTGTCCAATGAAATGGTATAAGACTTACGTAGAGGGCAAAAGGTCTACGGAAAAACAAGAAGCTACCTCTTATGGTACGGTTATCCATAAGACACTGGAATACTTTTTTAAGAACGGAAGACAGCCTTCTGGTAAAGACCTTGGAGAAGCAATAAGTTACTATGCTTACCAGGAAGACATACCTTGGCAATCACCGGAAAATATGATGATAGCCATGAAGCAATCTGGAGAGCTTCTTGCTTGGATTGTGGATCTGTTCAAAAAAGACGGCAATAGGTTTATGATAGCTGATAGTGATCTTAATCCCTGCGAGAAACTTATCAGACACGGCGCTATAGTTGGAGTCGAAGAAGATTTTGTGCTGCCGTACCGTCTTCCTAAGCCTGTTAACATAAATGGAGTAATTCATACTCATGTGTACATAGTAGGATCGGTAGACCTTCATCTGGCTATAAAAAGCAAGAACGTAGTTCACCATTATGTCATAGATTGGAAATCAGGTAATAAGGTTTTTGATTCTAAGAAGTTGGAAACGAATTTACAGCATCCTATATATTCATTTTACATCTATAGAAAATATGGTGGAGTTCTACCAGATATGAACATCTATTTCTTTACCAGAACCAGACAATACCAAAAGGTTAAGGTGGATGAGGAACGTAAAACAAAATCTATAGAGATGCTAAATGACACTTTGTCTAAAATGTATGATTTTGAAGATAATAGTGTAAAATCATTTCAAGCGTACATCCAGGGAGCAGAAGGAGCCAGGTATAGCAAGCGGCGTGCCACCCTAAGCCAGCCTGTTTCGCAAAACAAGCTACCCTGCCCGTCAGCACTGTGTTATTATTGTGACTTTGGATTACATAACAAAAACGAATGCCCTTTCTCTTCGGATTGGGATCCGTCTAAAAAGATAAAACGATGAAATACGAGGACGTTCAAAAGTTAAGAACAAAATACCGGCAAGACCCGGAAGTTATAAACGTAGAATACATGAGAGACGTTGCTGTAAGATGCGGGAATTTCAAGAAAGCGTTTGAGCTTCAGGAGAAGCTGGAGGATATATGGTTCAACTATTTAAAAGGAGTGTAATGAAAGAAGATCTAATATGTGGAGTAGCGATCCTTTTGTATTTAGTTTTATTATACTTACTCACGACAGCTTTCATAAAAACAGGTAGAGCAGTAGAGCGTTATAAGATGAAGAAGAAAACTGACAAAATCAAAGTAGGTCAAAGATACGAACATAAGAGCTACTTTGAGGATCCATTTGAAAGAGGCAAGCATGTGATTAAGATATTAGACATAAAAGAAGGGTACGCTCTATATGAGTACGAAGAAAAACTATATATACGTTCTTCTGTGAGTCTTGAAGATATTGCTAAAATATATGTTTTAATTACTGATATAAAATAAGGGATTATGGAAAAGAAAGTCACAATCAAAGAAGGAATGGATATTTTTTACAAAAATGCAGGGAAAGATATATGGGTCTATATTGGACTTTTTGGAAATAAAGTGCTATCCATTTTAAAAAACAAAGGTGTTATTGCATGCGAAAACGATGCTGAATATTGCGTGTTGATGGATGGAGAAGATCATTTTATAAGTATAGCAAAAGACATGAGTCACGACTATTGTTGTGAGTACGTTGTAGAAAGAGCAGAAGCCTACAGAGACTACCCCTCCAAAGGTGCTACATGCAGTGTATGCCTGTTTGAAGATAATGAGAATAAAGCAAGGGAGATGTTGAAAGAGGCGATAATAGAACTTTCAAAAAATAATATAATAGATTGCGATGGGCTTTGAACTTAGACCTTACCAAAAAGAAGCAGTAGATGCCGGGCTTAAGTTTCTTACAGGAAGATCTAAGAAGCCTGGCATAATCGTAGCCCCATGCGGATGTGGAAAGAGCCTTCTGATATCCAAGATAGCACATGAAATAAATAGACCGACATTAGTATTACAGCCCTCAAAAGAGATTCTGGAGCAGAATTATGCAAAGGCCGTATCATTCGGTTCTAAACCTACTATATATTCTGCTTCATGTGGTATAAAGGAGCTGTCGGCTATGACTTATGCAACATTAAAGAGCATAAAGAAAGATGTAGCGAGGTTGAAGGATATAGGGATAGATACCTTATTGATAGACGAATGTCATTCAGGATATTCTCCTGAAGAAGGTTCTGAATTTATGGAGTTTATGAACAGGTTCCCAGAGGCGAAGGTGCTGGGCTTCACCGCCACTCCCTGCCGCCTCCGAACCTACAGTTCCATGCTGGAAGGGAACTATAGCAAGCTCAATATGCTGACGAAAGACGAGCATAACTTCTTCAAGAAAATAGTTCATGTGATTCAAATACAAGAACTAACTTCTCAAGGGTTTTGGTGTCCACTTAAGTACGAACGATGGTCGTTTGATGAATCGGCTCTGATGTTAAACAGTACCGGAGCCGAATACACCAACGAATCTATTAAAGAAAGTATTGTACGAAACGGCTTAAACAACTCTATCTACAAGCGCCTTCTTCAACTTATGAACGAACGTAAAGCCATTTTGGTTTGCATGGATTCTATCGAATCATGTAATAGAATATCCGAGTTCATGAATGCCAGGATGGGAGCCATAACAGGTGTCGTAACATCGCTAACAACCAAAAAGAAAAGAGAGCAAATCATATCCGATTTCAAAGAAGGTAAGTTAAAGGTCGTGTTTAATTATTCAACGCTTGCTACCGGATTTGATTTTCCTGAACTTGATTGTGTGATGTTTGGACGACCAACGTTCTCATATTCAGTATTTTACCAAATTGTAGGTCGAGCCGTCCGCATCCATCCTGACAAGAAAGAGGCGCTGATAGTTGATTGCTGCGACAACATGAGGCGTTTCGGCCGGATAGAAGATTTAACGATCGAACAATTTCCTTCTAAGGGATGGTGTATGTTTGCCGGCGATCAACTTCTGTCCAATATAAGGATGGGTGATATTATTACCAAAGACGAAATCCTTCGCCGGGCAGCCTCGCTTAAATCCGTAAATGGAGATGGTAGGAGAGAGGACGATCTTGACAGCATAATAATGTGGTTTGGAAAATATGAAGGAATTAGATTCAAAGACATACCGGTGTCGTATTTTAGGTTCTTGGCTGAGAATATGACAGTAAAACCGGGAGATAGGAAAGAAAAGATTATCGAATATTATAATAGGATAAAGGCATGAACAACAAGAGAAGAAAAAAAATATCAGATGTTATCAAAAACGCAAATAAGTATAAAACAGATTTTGAATACATCAAATCAAAGTTATCGGAGTTAAAGCACAACATAAATTCAGCCAAAGATGATATTGATATGATTTTAGATGAAGAGACGGAGGCGAGAGATAATATACCGGAATCGTTACAAGACTCAGAAAGATATTGGGAATCAGATCGGGCTGTAACTGATATGGAGGAGGTGGTTGATGACATGGAAGGCATTATAAATGATATAGATGATGTGATTTCAACCATAGATGGGAGCATTAAAACCATAAATGGTTCTATAAAAGTAAATTTAGAAGGAATAATGTGAGTCTATAAAAACACTATAAGTAAAATTTAACACAATACGCTTGTATTAAAGTTACACAATCTATATTTTTACGTCGTGTAATTTTAATACAAGCGTATTTTATTAAATAATTTAAAAGTTATGATTTCTAAAGACAGGTTATTGTATGGAGTGGTAATCAGACAGGACATTAAAACTTCCTTTATGTCATTAACTGGATTACAAGAGGCATATACAAGAAAAAGAGTGGAGATGGGGTGGAATGATAAGAGAATAGAAAATATTCTTTCGAACAAGGAGAGTGCAGAAAGGATATTTTATATTCTTAAAAAACAGAAATACATAAAAAGTGAAACCTTGAAAGAGTTTATGGATATAGTGGAAAACAACTCTTTGATAAAAGTAATGAAGTGGTATAATGCCTATAAGACTACAGGAAGAGGAACAAACAGGAATGTCATGTGTGATCCCTACATATGGGTATTAGTCGCTATAGAATTAAATCCTATGCTGTATGCAGAAGTCACTGGATGGTTAAATGATAAACTTATTTTGGATAGAATAGAGATAGGAGATAAATACAATACTCTTTCAAGGTCTGTATCAAAATTTGAAGATGTTGATTACATAGAAATGGCTGATAAATTAAACTGGATTGTATTCAATAAACATAAATATGTTTTAGATAACAGAGCAACCCAAGAGCAGTTAAAAGAACTTGAAACGCTTCAATCTAATCTTGCATTTTGTATAGAAATGGGAACCATATCCTCTTTTTCCGATTTAATGAACATGATGAGATCTATATATGTAAAGAAATGGGGAGAAGAGACTGTAACCTCTAAAAAAGTAAAATAATATGGGAGTAAAAGAAATAAGAGAACTACTTAGACTCTACAATCTCGAACATAGTGTCGTCCAGAACAAAAGCTCTGGGCGCTATTCTATTATTCTTCACAATAACATCATAGGAACGAACGTAGATGGAGAGAAGGTAGTTGTATTCAGGACCATTCCGGAAGGAAGCAACACGTTCTCTATGGAACGAAATAGATTCTATGAGGAATTTGTAGAGGTTTTTGATGACGATAAGGCGATTGAAGCCGTAAGACAATATTTTGAGAATAACAGGAATGATAGAGTGTAAGACGAAGATGGATTATATTACTATAGAAATGAGGTAAAACAACGATAAAACAATGGAAAAGATGGATGATAACACTAAAAATATCCTTTATCCAAAAGGATCTATTTTTCGCATATTGAAAGATGATATAATCAGTGCAGAATTTAAAATAGCCAAAGGAGCTATAGCGGAGGCAGTATCAGACATAGAAGTAAATGATAAATATGCTGAGGTTTGTTGTAATGGGGAGACGTTCGTCATAGAAACGGATATTATGGATATTATTCTTTCCAAAGACCCCGTAGAAAATAAATCGGTGAAAAATGACATCATTGACGATAAACTACGATGGGATTTACTTCCAATGGAAGAGATTGAGGACATTGTAAAAGTCTATCATGCCGGCGCCAAGAAATATGGGCCTAATAATTGGCAGAATCTTGACAACGGCTTTGAACGGTACCGTGCGGCAATGTTTCGACACCTAATGGAATACATGAAAGGAGAAAGAGTGGATAAAGAGACGAATGTACACCATTTAGCTGCGGCTGCATGGAATGTGATAACTATGTTGTGGTATGATAAACACGGGAAAGGATTAATATAAAAAGCGAAATAACAATGGAAGAAAAATGGGCTGATATTGACGGATATGACGGATACCAAGTAAGCAATATGGGTAATATTAGAAGTCTGAAAAGCATGAAAATATTAAAACAGCAAGAAAAAGAAAATGGATATAATACTGTGTCTTTAAGAAGAGAGGGGGTGTTAAAACAACTCTATGTACATAGGCTTGTAGCATTGGCATTTTGTGAAAAAGAAGAATGGAAAAATCATGTTGATCATATAAATTGCATAAGAAATGACAATCGAAGCGACAATTTAAGATGGTGCACTCCAAAAGAGAATTGTAATTTTCCACAAACAAGAATAAACGCCTCTAAATCTTTAAAATTAGCAATGAATAGAGAGGATGTTAAAGAGAAACTTGCAAATTCGATGAAAGACGTTTTTAGCAGAAGAAATGTAAAAGAAAAGATGTCGAAAGCATCAATATTGAATCATGAAAATGGATTATACGATCACTTAAAAAAAAGAAGTTTTAAAATTAGATAAAGAGGGGAATGTTTTAAAGAACTACGAATCGGTGTCATCTGTTGCAAATGACGGATATGATCCAAGTTTTGTATCAAAGGTATGTAGAGGCGATAAGTCCATAGCTTATGGATATATATGGAGATTTAAATAATAACATAATTAGGTGCTTGTCGTCAATAAGCACTTTGATGAATAACAAAACCATTCACATCATAAATTATAAGGAGGAAAAGAAATGACAACAGAACAACTAAATTATTTATTAAGAGAAGAGCTTTATGCTATAAAAAACCATAAAGACAATATTGATAGAATCAAAAAAGAATATTTTGATTCCAATTATGGGTTAAAAGAAGGAGATAAGATCCGTATTTTACACGAAGCAGGAGATGAAATGATAGGCTTCTTGAAAAAAGTTGAAGTATGTGGAGACGGAGATCTGTACTTGACAATCCAAAAACAAAACGAAAAAGGTGACAGAGGCAAAGGGAAATGGAATATGTATCTATCATCAAAATTAATTAAAATAGAAAAATTATCAGATTAATAACGATATGATTAGAGCAAGATTTTACATTAAAAAATCCGACTGCGGTAACGACTACCGTCCAGTCAAATGGCCTATAAAATATCCATATTGGTGTAGTGGTGAATCCGATGATTCATTCATACTTGTAGCGTATGCCGAAGACGAAGACAGCATAAAAGAGCTGTGGCCGGAAGCATACGATATTAATGTCTTAGAAAAAGATACTGAGGTTAAATTCACATTAAGATTTCCTAAGCCTAAATGGTATGAATTGCAAGAAGAGAGATCAGAAGAGTATGATAAATTATATGGTAAATTCGTATGGGTTACAGACATGTGTCTAAAAGATGGGAAAATAAGAAAGGTAAAAGCCAGAATAGAAGATTGTGGTGGTCTTTTATTAGCCGACACTCCTGGTCGTTACACCCCTTATCAGATAGGGGATTGTGCTTTTGAAAGCAAGGAAGAGGCTTTAAAACATGCAGAGGAACAGAGAACGAATTTAATTAAGTCTCTTAGGTTACAAATACATGAACTTGAAAATCTAAAATTCGAATGCGATGATTAACTATGCAGCAAAAGCCAGAAAAGCTTATTTGATAAACAATTTCGATAAGATTCTTAACAGCCTCAACACGCTTCATTCAACGGTTGAAACCATGACGTTGTTCGTAAATGACCAGGCTTATAATTACATTCTTAAGCTAAAGGAAGTAATTAAAACCAGTCCTATGTATAAGCACAATATCAAGCGTCTTTTAAATGACATGGACAAAGAGATAAAGAGGTACAATGCTTCTATCTACTACATAAATAAAGAGCGTAGTGAGGTTATAGCTGATATAACACAAGCGATGGAAGATTGCCTCATGCCATACATAGACGACCTGGCCGGCGCTATAAGGGCAGCCGTGTGGTCGAAGGGTGTGTCCGAGGAGCGGACGGAAGCGGCGGTATTGTCCCTAATCGTATCCTCCTTGGCCACGACATCAGGCAGACTTATCTCAGGTGGATATCAGATCATGAAAGAAATGGGTGGGGGTCAAGGTGGTAATCCATTTACGTTTATGAGCATTGATAAGATAAGACACTTATCTACATCATTATCTGATGCTATTACCGGTGGGGAAATAGCTCTTGAGGAAAAAGAAGCCAATGACATAACTAAGGCAATGGATATTTTTATTGAGAAAATGTCTGATTCGGATATTGTTGATAAGGTGATCAGCATACTTGAAGAGGCTGAATCTAAAAATAAGGAGGAGCGATCGTGAATTATTTGGATGGGTATGTAGAAGAAGTTCTTTCTGAGCCGTACTATGATGATTATGGCTCTGGGGTTTTTAGGTGGTGGGTGAAAGTGTCTTACGTTTGTGAAGGCATAGGAGCTGTCACTACCTTAATGTTTGATACGAGAGAAGAAGCAGAGGCAGTAAAAATAGGTTATAAATTTTTATGTTGAAAATAATATGAGGTATTTTGTTTTATTGATGGCACTTGTGTTATCATCATGTTCGCATGATGATAGTCAGGTTAATAACGGATGGGTTATATATGATTTACGTCCTTTACAGGGTGGACGTGTGATGTATTATGCTGAAGACGAAAGAATTTCAATATTTAAACATAATAGAATCATAAAATTCGTTAGATACCAAGGGGAATACAATATCGGAGATTCTATTAAGATCGTGAAAGTAAAATAATATGGAAAATAATTTAAAACTCGTATGCCCAAAATGTGGCACCCCTCACCAGCCTCATTCTCCGCACATGATGGATGCAGATGGATTTGAAAGGTGTGAGATAAGAACTGTCATGGAAGACAGGGGGTGGTGCTACGAATGCTCTTTTTGGCAAAATATGTACGACAAGCACAAAGACGATCCAGGATGGGTTAGGATAGACGGTGAAAGCTGGGTGCTTAAGCCTATGGTGGAAAACGTACCGAGCGGATGGAACAGCCTTGGATGTGGTGGAAGAAAGATGTATATCAATATCGAAGGGAAAGGCATTGTTGTATCAAATAACTGCTGGTGCCAAGGTGATGTTTCGGACGCATTCAAGGATCTTATGCCTGATAATGCTACTTGGGCTACGAAGGAGGAATTTGACAAAGCTCCTGTAGTAGGATATATTGTAGAAGGTATTGGTTTAGTTTTCACAGATAGGGAAGGTCATGAAGTTAATGCTTAGAAACTTGTTTCATATTCCTCTTAGAATAGTTGAAAGGAAATTAACTAATGGGGAAGTAGAATATTGATGCCAATATCAAAACATTTTTGGGAAATGGAAAAACAGGATAAAATACGATATGTTTGGCATGTCGTGTTATGCTGTTTTTTATTCATTCGAAGATGCGTATGAATTTAATTATGGTAAGAACAAAGAAGAAAAGGTAAAGGTAGTGGATTCTTGTTACAAGAAAAGATGGTAACTACAATAATCCCCGGCCATACAATAGGTGTACGGTTGGGGATTATTGTAATATATGATTAATAACCGTCTTATTTTATACTAATACATTTTAGTACTATTTTTATATCTTTTATTATAATTCTACATAGGTGTCAATAGGAACAAAGCTGCCAATTGTACTTATCTTATATATTGAATGAATAAGGTGAGTACTTGGACTTAATTTCAGTTGAGGTACTTGATTGGATCCTTCTGTAATAAAGAAATAATAAAAAACGTCTCCAATCGTAAACTGTAACATAATATCACCTGTTACCGATCCTTCATTAAAGTAAGCCTGGATATATTGTCCAGAATTTGATATCGTACAATTTATAGGATTACCGCCCATCGTACATACCTTGCTATTATTAATCTCATCTAAAACATAGGAAGCCGCCATAGTTGCTCCATTAGATCGGTATCTACAACCAAGAATAGGTACAGGATTTCGCCATGTGGTTGTAGGGGCCGAAATCGAACAAGCAAAAACAGGGATCTTGCCGCCAGTAACTGTATTAATATTTTCAAATCTTCTTCTCATAATTTTATAAAATTAATTCAGTAAAAGGACGGACATAATGTGAACTACCCCTTGAACCTGTATCCAAATGATCTCCTTGGATGTTTATATCATAATACCACGAATAGGAAAATTTTTCATTTCGAGTGGATGTCCACATTTTATTACTCATTATCGTACCTCCTACCATTAAAAGGCATTCGTTTATTTCATTAGCATACAATGATATCAAAAAAAACTCTCCGGCGCCACCTACATATCCATTTTGACCATTTTTAAATAAATAGCTATTAGCTTTATTAAAAGCGTAATCTGTATTACTGGTATCATATTCAAGATACGCATTCTGATTTTCACGCCCCCCCCAATAATCCTTTTTAATAGTTCCCATATGAGAACTATCTTGTGCAAATATATTGTCTATTTCTCCATCCTTACCCCAACGAAATGTGCCAATATATTCGGTGGCTATAACAAAACACACTTTATCTACAAGAGCTATTCCATTGCATAGATCATTGGAATATCCTTTATTAGACCAATTTTCTTTTGTATATAATCCTCCATCTACATGTTGGATGTATATGCCTTTATTGATTATAAGCGAGGGATTTACCCCCATCCCTATTTGAAATCTTCGTCTCATGATTTTTGTTTGCAAGATAGCAATAATTGACAACATAAAAGAAACCGGTTCCCTATCATCTCTGACTGAGAACCGGTAAGAAAACAATTTCAGAAAAAATTAAACCTACATAATCTTTCAAGTAAGAACAAAAAACGTACAATCTACTCTTTGACGATGCTAATATAACATATTGGAATCATACAAAAACAATGCAAGTCCGATATTCTTCGTCTACTTGTAGCTAACATCATCGTCCCCTTCCGAATCAGGAGTAGCGCCGATGAAGAACATCATTGACTTGTTGTTCGTCTGCTGCCACCAATTATAGGCGCGCGCTACGTCTTCCGGCGTCTTGATATTATACCATTGTTTGATAAACGTCTGTTTGGCGAGTTGCCTAAATGACTTAGACTCTCCCTTGTATGTACCGGATGTTACTTTATCAAGTGAATAATTCCTAAGATCGGTAAGATCCTTCAGTTTTCGCCCCATAACAAACGGATCGTTAATGATATCTACCACGTTAAGCTCCATAATAAACGGCATCTGTGAAGCTATTTCGTTTATGGTTCTGAATCCGACATAGGATCCAAATTGAGTAAGCCAACTTTCTTCGTTTTCATCATCATCACGCCATCCGGCAAGAAGCATAGATACGGCCTGCATGATAAGGAACGTGCCGGCATAGACACTGAGACGTTTGAGATTGGTTTTTTCTACCTCATTCATATTGTCTTTATTTTCATTCCAGGCATCTATGATGTTTTTCATACCAGACTCGGAAGCCAGGCTAAATGTTTTGGCTATCATATTCTTTAACGTAATTGACAACCCTTCCTCTTCTTGCATTGTCTGGAAATTGAAGCCACGTCTTTTCCACAGACGTTGAGCCGACAGCACCAACCATCCTCGGTGGGCGGTCATGAACCTGGCTATCCAGTTGCGCGATGCGGCAGTTCGGTTTTCTTCATTCAAAGATCCGTTGCATATCTGCGACAAGCTACGAACTTGATTTCTGGTTATAGCCATCTGGGTTTCTACTTCCTCAACAGTAACACCCGATCCTGGCTTTACAACCACCTTCCCATCCACGACGTCTACCATACTCCATAAAGTACGATCTTTTAATGCGTTCCATTCTCTTTTTATGGTACTCTGTTCTTTACCACGTTCTTTTTCCATCTTGAAATCTTGGAACGTGTAGAACCGGCCTTTGTAATAACGAACATTGTCCATAGTAGCAATCATAACCTGCGGATCAAGAGGGTAGTTCAGGATTTCCATAAAAGCATACATAGGCGAACGCATTAAGGTCCTGGCCGCTCTATTGTATCCGGCACCATACATACGATTTCGGATATTGAATATCCCCATTCTCTCACCTATGACATATAATTTGCTTTTCCTATCTATGTCTCCGGTTTCTGCTATACAAGATGGAGCAAGGCGTGAAAATTCAGCCGATGCGTATTTAAGGGAGTCTTTGCTTATATACTGTCCTACGGCAGATTCCATGATGAGGTTGATATGACCTGTTAAGGCGCCGGTAGCTGCCACAAATGGAGACAGTGCCAGGTTCATGACCGACATAAACCTTTCAACAGCCATCATAATTCTTGTAAGGTCTACCGTATATCCTCCGATGTTCACCGTAAGTTTTTTGGTGTTCATCCTAATGCCATAATAATGATCGTTGAAGAAGTCCCTGAACATCTGATATGCTTGGGTTGCTTCAGCCTTTTTACCACCTTCAAATTGTTTATTTAGTAACATCTGCTCCAGTCCTTGAGCGAGCTCTATAGACTTCTGCTTTTCGTTGTATAACGATGACTGCATCATAAGCATCGAATAAGAGTAACCAAAATCATGAGATACGTCATCTTGGTTCTCTAATTCATATATGTAGTATTTAGGTATAGACCTAAGCCTGTCTTCTGGATCATACACTTCTCCTTGCCTGGTCTTACCATATAGAGAATCGTCTACTCTGTCCAGGCACAGATCTGATACAAAATTACGAACCGTATTTTTGAAGTTAATACCCAATCCTTCTACACGTTCTATATCTTGTTTGGATATCTGTGGAATAGCATACAGGTTCGGGCTCTGCTCTTTGTATAGATCAAGGGATTGTCTTTTTATTTCCTTGAGTTTTTGAATCATATTCCACTGCTCTACGTTTTTAGTAGCAACCTCATTACCGTCAGCATCATACTTGATACCAAAGTCATTGAAATACGATTCGTCACGATACAGGCTTTTCTTAGGCATTCGATGACCATACCCATGATCTTTTACATAATCAGGATTACGACCGCTATTTTCGGCTTCAGATTCAGCCACCCATGCCCTTGCAGGGTCGAAAGACAAGTACGATATGTCCATGCCATAATCTTGGGTGGATGTACCGTTTTGTACGTCCTTAACCATTTGCGCCACATCTATCTCACCTCGACCGATTTTGTCGATCATAGCTGCATATCCGGTAGGCGCCATGCGTTTATAGTACGAAAAAACCTGGCTTCTGGCAAATTCATTAACAATAGCATTAGCTTCTTCTACGCCCTCTTCTCTTGTATTATTTAAAAATAAGCTGACCATCTTAGCATTAACAGCATTCCTGAAATCTCTACCGTCTAATTCTTTGCTTATACCAAGCTTTTCTGACAGGTAGTTGGTTTCAGATACGGTAAACAGATATCGGTTATCAGCAGCCTTAAACAGCTTATCCCTTAAAGCCTGAATCCTTTTTGCTTTCTTCGCCGTAGTATGACGTTGTACGAACTTCCATTCCACTTCCTTGGAGTCAGCAAGAGCATTTAAATAAGACTGATTTACTTCGTTTTCAGCCTTACTGCTTTTAGTAAGGTACTTATCAATATCTTCAAGACCCACCATCTTAGCATAATCTATCAAAATAGCGTAATCGGCTTCAATAGCTTCAGATGCGGCCCTAAAAGCATCTCTTTCAGATGAGGTAAATGTCGCTTCGTTAATCTCTCCGATATCAGCCACATCGCGATTGTTTCCGATTATTTCCTTGATAATAGCCTTATTTTTTTCTATATCTTTCACAATAGAATCCACGTCAGTCGCATCTCTATCACTTGTCGTAGAACTAATGATATCATGCGCCATTTTAAGATACGAAGCCTTGTTATTTGATTCGGTACGTGCCGACTGTTCTGATTCTACATCATTCCAAAACCGATCGTTGAATGACAGGTGACCTCCCAACATAAGTGTCTTCAGCGCAGCTTCTCCTCCCAACTCGTTCTGAATCGTTCTCAATTTTTGCAAAAACGATTCTGATACGGCATTAGTGGCATTATTTGATTCCTTTCTCCAAACTTCATTTATAGCTTGTATTTCTTTGGCCATCTTAAGTTGGTCGCCGGTTTTTTCCACTCTCCTGGTTCCTACATATATGTATTCTGAAGCTGCTTCCTTACGTTGTTTACGAAGCAGTCCTTCTTCTTCGTAATTGCTGCTTTTAAAATAGGCAACCTCATCAAAATTACCACCGCTATCAATAAAAGGCTGCCTCAATATCCGTTTTTGCCGGGATAGGGCATTAAGGTATTCTTTGGTTGTTTGAGAAACCGGATGCCCTAATTCTTCTTCAGCCTTTTTGTATATGGATTCCATTCTTGTGGCATAACTTTCGCTAAATTCCAGTTCCGAATTTTCAGCATCCCACTTTTCCATCTGCTCTGTATAGATCTTTTCCTGCTCGATGGTAAAAATATCGGTATTAACTCTATCAGACGATGGTTTGAATTTAGCGTTTTCAGTAACCGTATTTCCATCCTTGTCAACTACTTCTCTTTTAAATACGTAATTACGGTTATTGTCAACCACATCACCAATTTCTTCTTCTGATATCTCTATGTTCATGGCAGTCGCAAACGCTCGCATCTGCGCCAGCTTCTTATTACGATCGTATTTAGCCATATCAAGAGCACTACGAAGGTAATTAGAAGTTTTGCCGTCTACTTTCTGAAGCAGTTTTTCAAATTCAGATTTGTTAAAACCATGCTTTTTCGCATATGCCAGGAAGTCGGATATGGCGGGCTGGGCATTCACCATCGCATTGTAATTGTCTTTGGCAATCATAGCTCCAAGAGCGTTATTGAACGGACTGGAAGAATGCTCTAATATACCAAACCACCTACTTATCCAAGAAACATCGTGTTGAACCTTGTCAAAAAATTCTTTTACTCTCTTTACCTTATCTGCCGGCACATGAAGTTCGTTCATTAACTTATCAAGCAACGTACTTTCATCAAGGTCTTGTACTGATTTAATATCAGACTGAATACCATTGATGTCGGCAATGACGGTATTGATCCTATTTGTATAATCCTGCTTTTCACGTTCATCAAATTCGGTACTTCTGTTACGGATATATCCTCGAAGATCGTTCATGATCGGAAGAACCTGATTGTTGATAATATCTACGTTCTTTCGATCATTGGTATTGAAGTGAAGCTTACCGTCTTTGGTATCACCATGAAGGATGGTGTTCACCACATTACTTAAGTATCTGACCTGAGCTTCGGCTGTAGAGATCATGCTATTCATGGCAGCCGCCATCTCATTCTTGTCTATTTCGGTCTCTACTTTATTTATCTTATCTTCTATGGTCTTAAGCTGCTCAAGGGTCATAGACGTAGTTACAGCCCTATCAGAGCTTATCTGACGTAAGTCTCTTAAGGTTTTTCTTAGTGATCTGATCTTAGACTCAAGAAACTTGTTCTTGTTCATAGAAGAAAGGGAGTATAATGTAAAATCATTATCCTTTAACAGAGAGGTATCAAATCCTTTATCTATGTCGGTAATAGCAAGATCACGAATGTTTTTAATAACGTTATTCAAATCTTGTCTTTGGGTAGATAAAGCTGATTTAAGCCAGCTTACGATTCCAGAGAGAAGCTGCCGGACGCGCCCCAGGAAGGAGGTGGGCTCTACCGGCGCCTGTGCTGTGCCGGTCTGCATCTCCCTGGCAAGGATCTTTCCAAGAATTTCTCTCCTAACAGCATTATCAAGCTCGGATCCTTCATATACCTTACCGTATGTATTATAATACTGACCTGCATACTGGTTCCACTCTTCCGTACCTTCTACATCTTGCAGAACAGCCTCAACAGCATTCTGATCTCTGTATGCCTCTACAAGGAAGTGGGATGTTTCTTCTACTAAATCAGATAAAGTAGCATCTTCACCAACTGCTATTACGTTATTGGCAATATCCGCCAATGCCTTAGCAGAAGGTTCATGCCCGTATTTGGTTTGGTACTTCTCTATATAATCGGTCATACCTATGACACTAACGCCAAGCGTTTTCAGTATCTCGACAATAGAATTTCGTTGATCACGTTCCTGCCTGCTATAATCTGATACGATCTTAGCTTTAGTATCAGCATAAAGATCGTTGTCTTCTAATATGAATGAAACTACAAGCGCATCAAAATGATCGTACTTAGCATCCAATTCATTGTATCTTCCTGACTTAAGATCGTTCTTTATCTGCTCTTTGCTAACCCTTTCCGTTCCTCCGGTGGCGAGCCTCATAGTTACCTTACTATTATCCAACGAGCTTATGGTTATCATACCTTGGTCGTTCATGGAAACATCTGAACCAAAATGATTACGGAGCTCGGTGTAGGATAAGGCTGAATTGAAAAGTCTAATTTGTCCTGTATGACCTTCTCCTGTAAGATAATAGCTTCTTGTTTCAGGATCGAATATCTTAGATCCGGACAAAAGACCTTTCTTTATAAGGTAGTTAATTATACCACCTTTTGTTGATAAAGAAGTAGAAGCAGAAGCGGTCATGACCGGTATAAAAGATTTGGGATTATTAAGAACATACCTTCCAGCTTTGTAAGTAATGTCTGCCACGCCATCCCAGGCAGATTCTTGAACGGTGCCTGATAAGAATCCTATTCTAATATCATTTCCGCCAGAGCGAAGAGCTTCTCCGTAATCTTCAAATAATTGATTACGATCGTTCATGAAAAACAAACGAGGCTCTCCGGTCTGATACGTTACACCCACAGGATTAGAATCTGTCTGTGGTAGCTCTTCTGGGCTAAATATCTTAAGACCGTCTTTTATAACCATATAATTAACACCCTTATCCTGTACCATAGATACGGGAGTGAAGTCCGAAGATATAGCATCTTGTAGATACCGCCCTGCGTCTATTCCCGGTCCTTCCGGTACGGAAATACTTGACGGGACCATAGCATCTACCAACATAATATTATCACCCAGATCTTGGCTGTAAAATCCAAAGCCCGATTCTCGGATTTCATAAGGTGCATCTGATTTTGACACAAGAACAGGGTTACTCATCTTAGAAGCCTTATCCAGCACCCTTTCCCTGTAGGCTTCCGGAATAAGATCGATGTTGGATTTCACCTTATTGTAGGCCTGTTTGTTGATAGGCACTCTCTTTCTCCAGTCGCCAAAAGCCTTTAAGAACTTATTAGAAAATACGGTTTTAAAAACAGTAGTAGCCCGTTCCCTATTCTCCATAAGAGGAATAGATGCTATTTTATCAAACAACATAGACCTGTCCCCTGATCTGGTAGAGACAGAAACAACTTTCTTTTTATTATCTCTTTTAATAATACACGTTGATGTCATAGTAAAACATTTTTGTTATAAGACAAAGGTAGTTAAAAATCAAGCATATCATAAAAAATAAAGCCATCTAACTTCTCAGTCTGATGGCTTAAAAATAATATGGAAAAAAAATAATTATAACTTGACGCCAATTGTCAAGTTCAGCTTATATGTAATGCATGTACCCATCTCGGTGTATAAACCTTCCCGATTCAAAGCGCTCAATATCTTCAGGGCAAATAGGGCCCGAATCCTCTCTCCTGGCTTCAAACCAAAGCCCCGGCTTACGAAGTCGGCAAGTTATGATATAGTTAAAGCAATTGTGCGTAAAATGGAAAACAGATCCTACAGGGAAATACCTATCAGCTTGAAATACGATTCTTTTTCGTTTAGTATCAAACGTGATATCTCCTACTATCTTAGCCACGTAATAGCTTCTGCCATTTAACGTTTCATCTGTCTGCGGTATCCAATAATAACCTCTTGCCATGCCACAAATATAAAAAAAAGTCGGATAACTTACGTACCCGACTTTATTATTTGTTTAAATAGTTCAATTCCGCCATTTTTTTATGATATGTCCTGCTTGGTAATCATATGATAAACATTTCTTTCAAGATACTATTTTTTATACTATATATCAATTTCATCTCATCTCTATCATATACGTCAAAAAAGGATTCACTTAAGTTCTTTGGATTTACATTCAGTTGAATTATGCAATTACCGGTATAAACCTTAATTCCGTAATTATCAGAGTATATATCCTGCATAGTATCAAATGTCTCAATTAAATTTTCAACAAGGGCTCTGTTAAATGAAAAAGATTCTTTACCATCACCTTTAAATGTGATATGATCTAAATCCCTGTTGTCAAATTCATACTCTAACTGATTGCCGTCCATCATATCATAAAATATTGACTTTCTGATTATAAATCCCATATTATTTTGTTTTTAGTTAATATAAATCTTCTGAATACAATTGTTCTCTAACGGCATTCCTATCTACTACCATTTCCTGATTATTGTTTCTAACAAGTTCAGATGCCTCCTCTCTTGTTAAAAACCGATTCTTGCTTGTCAAAAATCCTTGAACACTGCGGTTTTTATGGGCTATACCGTATGCCGCAAGTTGAGATAGTATAGAGGGGTGTCTCAATCCACAGAACACGGCGCCGGATGGTATATTGGTGGGCTGATGGGGACGCTTCTTGCCGTCCTGCACCCAGATGGCGGCGCATATTACTATTTCTTTATTATACATGATACGTTTTTCTATTAAATTTATTAAATCTATTCATTTACTTTAATATAATCGGATGCCTCTTCCCTCTAATGAGTTTAAACTTTTTGCGTGAAACATCTTTTGAATTTTCTCCGTTGAAATCCCTGATATTGAAACTCCCTGATTTTCTCCTTCCATAAACAAAACATATTTTATTATTATACAACACTTTATCAAACAACCTAAAACCAAAAACCTCAAAAGGAGCTTGATTGTTTTTCTTCTTTCCTCCTTTTAAAATTTTCATTTTATGTATTTGCCTATTATGCCTACGAATTAAACGTTTTAAATATTGACATCCGATTCGTTTCGCATTAATGTTCTTAGAAATGACAAACGCGTCGGATGTATGGGATTTTTCAATCCCGTATTTAATCCGATTATGTTTCGTAATGTAACCAAACGTCATAGAAACTCTGTCGTATCTGGATCTCAGTTCTTCATACAACTTCCATTTCATGATCCCCATTACGGCTGCGTCGCGTAGCGACTTGCCTCTTCTGATCTTTAAATCTATATTACCTTTATGGTATTCTTTGTGACAAGTTTCACATAAGGTAATAAGATTGGATGGGGAATCTCCACCTGTCTTTCGTGATTCAATATGATGAACGTTAAGAATCGCATCTTTCGATTTCCCTTTACAATACTGACATTTATGTCCATCTCTTGCTAAAACATATTCCCTAACGTTCCAAAATCCAAGTTGATCACCCTCCTGATATTCTTTACCAGATATCTCAGGATTGTTAATCTTTTGAGTATCGAATTGAGCTACCTCAACAACAATACGAGATATTGGTAATATAGAACATACATTGTCAATAACACGAATATGAGCGTCTACTTTGTACCGCACCGAAGGTGCTATCCATCCTTGACGTTTGTTTTTCACCCTGTTGTCAAAACGAGGTTTTCTATATCTCAATCTATTTCGTCTCGTTCTTCTCGACTCTCTTCTGGTAGACAAAAGATCTACAATATCATTTCTAAGAATTACCTCACTACTGTAAAGTTCTTTGCTTTTCGTCGTAGCTGATAGACCAACATGCTTAGTTCCAGCATCAACGCCTAACACAATTTCTTGTTTGTAATCGGATGTGACGTACATTAATTTGATGGTAAACGGACATAGGTTCACAACGACTGCCTTGTTTTCTTTAAGCAGTCGTCTTACCTTACCATGCCTTGTTGTAGGCATCATAGGTTTACCATTTATGTCTTGTACGTACACCATATCTACAAACGTTTTTAATGTTTATTCAACATAAGTCAGGAATATTTCATCCTGTTAGTACCCATCGCCAATGTTATAAGAGGTTTTGATGCAAGCAACACTGTTTCGCAAATACACTACTCCTGTTTAATCGCTTGCCTTAGGGCTACGGACTTGGGCAAACATCCGTAGGTAACTATCTATTCTCAAATAACGTAGCCTTAGTTTCAAGGCTTAGGCTAATATCCGGACCATTTCTGGTACATTAAAACCTTATAATGAAATTATATTGTTTTAATGTTATTTCGGATATACAGATATACTTTTTACCCCCAATCGATTCTTTTTATCTTACGACCTAATTTAAGCCGTTCTAAAGCCTGTTAGAATGTCATGCCATGACGAGGCAGTTTGAGATACTTTTCAAGTCTGTCGGAGGCTTCATTTGGTGTATGGCCATCGTATTCGAAAGCGGTTTCTCTTTCAGGAACATCAAACAAATCCCAGTATTTGCTTTCATAGTGATTAGATACCTGACCGGTAGGTAGGATCGCCATCACAATAAACCAATCATCAGAACCGAAGCATTTTTCTCCGTCGCTGTGTCTCCTTGATTTGCAAACTTCAACCTGTCCGCTTCTGGCTAATAGATTAAAGAAGGCAGCGTTATACAACATGCGATACCGATACAATTCATTGAAAGTGTGGTATCCGTCAGAGACTTCTCCCACGTCTACAGGCTTCTTGTTTTGAATACTACCCAAAATATTCTCTATATAGAGCTGTATTTTATACATACCCATTTCGGTGTGGCCGTATTTGTTCAAGATATTATTGACATCGTATTGTATATTAAAATCTTTTTCAAATTCTACTTCAGGATGATTAGGATAGTAGTAATCTACTGATGCTTCTAACACAGACTTGATATGCTCTACTATCCTCGTGGCATCATCATGTTTTAAGAAATTCTTGAATCCCTCAACGAATTTAATATCTTCTTCGATTGTTGATTCGAACTCTTCTTTTGTCATCACTCTAATTACATCTTTTTTTTAAATCGTCTAATCCCATGATTTATTTTAAATTAGTTGTTATTATACTTTTTTATCCTACAATACAAATCCAATAAGAACTCAGCAGAAAAACCATCCCATGCATTATTCTGCCAAATATCTACTTTGTTAATAAACCAAGACCATGTAGGACCATCATATGAAGAATCAGATGATGATCCCAATCCGATTTTCTCCATTTCATTCGCCACATCAGAATAAGGATCTAAATCGACTCCCCTAATCATGTTAATAATATCACCCTTGTCTAATGTAAATTGAAACCGCTCCTTGTTAGTAAGCGAATCTTGATTCAATTTACCAGTCGCAAGCCATTCTCCATCATGATACAATTCGGCAAGTTTCTTTACCTTATTTTTAAGAAAAGAATACTCTTGTGTGACTTCTATAAAATCAGCTTCGTTAGCTTCACCCTCTATGAAGATAACGGTTTTGCTTCCAGGTCTATGATCGTCTAAGCTTGCCGGGATTCCCAATATCGTCCATCCTTTAAACTCAGCTATCTTAAAACGCATGACATCAAACACCTTATAGAAATCATCACAATCTACAGATTCTATTACCTTAATATCCTCTTCTGTGAATTTACCTCGTATTGGAATAACGTGATGACCGGGGCAGCCATCGGTTCCGAAATATGCGATTCTAACCACGATATTTACAATATTTTAATTTATTTTGCTAAAACATTCATATAACATGGCACATCTACCACATCTCTTCTACGAAGTCCCTTATCAAAATAGGAAACCATATAAGTATTTTTACCTTCGTGATCAGGTCTGGGATCAAAACATTCAAAAACGAATCTTGTTATACCTTCCAAATGACCAAGCATGAAAACAAATTCGCCACTGTATCTTTTATTAGCCAATTCTTCTACAGTCATAATCTGTCCCCTCCTAATCCTGAATTGATGCTAACGTACTTAACACGGACATCATTTCCACGTCCAAGCTGACCCCAGCCGGGCGATGGCGTTCCCTTGGCCGGAGCAGGGACAGCCCTAAGCCGAGACCAGTCCTGCTTTTGTCTCATGGCTTCAGCCTCTTTGTAATATCGGTTACACAGTTCTTGATCTTCGTAACCAACGTAATCTTCCTTATTTTCCATAAAAAATACTTTTTCAACAAATGTACGACATTCATGAATTAATTAGATTTAAAATAAAACAATATGAATTAAAATAAAAACCCGATACGTTAAAATCGCATCGGGCCTGGTATTGAAAAAACAGGTTCAGATCTTGGGTAAAGACTCGAGCCAATTTTTAACATCTTTATATTTAGGGTCTTTGTCTATTCTATCTCTCAGTTCATGCAATGCTGAGTCCATAACCGTATTCGGTACGCCAATCAACTCTCCTATTAAATACAAGGGTGTTTTATTTGATTTAGATTCGTGTGCTATATTCATGTCAAAAAAAAAGTTATGTGAAACAAACCGGCCACGGGTATTCTATTGCCCGCCGACCGGTATAACATTTTTTTTATTCCTTTTTTTTCCAAACGGGAAAAACGGGAATGCGGGAATCATATTTTTCACTATGGCTCCCGCACCACCGTTAGCCCCGGCTCCATCTAAAAGGACGATTTTATCACCACCCATAATTTTATAGTATTTAATTGTTAAACATACGTGCATGATGCACGTAACAAAGATCATGATTGCAGGGTGGAATATGGGTGTGTTTATTTCCTATAGAAGAGAAGTATTTTCACAAAAACAAGAAGAGATGAGTAAATATTACTATAAACTCATCTCTTAATTGCTTTTTGTTGTAATGAAATTCAAGCCATGTTACACAACTTGAATTTATATTCATCAATTATATCATTCAAGTCACAATCTGATAAGTTGAACCATTCTCTGTATATTCCTTTGATATCGAATCTTGCATGAAGCTCGCTTTCTATGTCTTTATCCACATAAGCTATTAATGTTAAGTTATCTTCTACAACAGACAATCCAGATAGCCTTCTTTTTACATCAGAACTTTTACCTATTTTATAGAAACCATTATTATTATTTCTTATTATATATGTAAAATATTTTATATATTTTTTATTATATCTACCAATAAATCTATGTGTTATATCTAATACACAATCTTCATTTTTAATATTACATAAATCAAATACATCGTGAATAAAATCTTTAAATAAAGACCTATCACACTTCATACAGATAATACATAGAATCGATTTGGGGAATAAATAATAGTCATGCCTAAATACATGACTATCATTATCTATTATTTGATTTCCATTATTATCATATCTGTATGATATATAATCTATCCCATCCTTAAAATCAAAAGATGATATTACATCCTTTATCCAATGTTTAAAATCATACTTACATTCTAACAGTTTATGAACGTATTTTGCGTCAATCATCTTTCTGTCATTTATTAACACAAAAGGAATAAAAGTATTATCCATAATAAAAAAAATAGGCCCAAAAGAGAATGTCAGATCCCACTATGACAAACTCTAATGAGCCAAAAATATCTTTCAACATCAAACAACCAGAGGTAAGATCTCGTTGTTCATTGTTTCTGGAACAAAGATAAGAACGGGATTTTAAATAACAAATATTTTAATACTTTTTAAATCAAACCAGGGCCCGCATTACTGCGAGCCCTGATCTACACTAATCTAAACTAATACCATGAAAAACTTAAATCTAAAAACTAAAGAACACACAAATGTAGGAAAATGTATGCCTTTCACAAAGAATCTGTATCCTGTTCTTTTGTGTGATTCAAGACATGGGATATAGTTCTGATACTTAATCCGGTTTGATTTTGTATCAGATTATAAATATAGGATTTTGAAACTACAGTTCTTAATTGACCTAAATCATTCATAATGTTTTTATACATAAGATGAATGCTGTTGTTACGTTTGATGGTACTGATTCTCATTTCCTACTGTTATTAGTTACGTCCGGTTCTTACTTTTTCCTATTTCTATAATCCCTTCCTGAAACTAATATTGCAAACTTAATAAAAATAATTCATAAACAATGAAAATCTAACTTTTCTTGTATGTTATTGATATACGTGCATATATGAGAAAAGTGAGACTTTCACAAGCCTCACTTCCCAAATTATAACCATGAAAAAACTATATATATGTACACAAAAATTACCTACATTCCAATTTATTAAGATCATCCAATTCAGGCTTGCTTACGGTCATGTCTTGCGTCAAGCCAGATCTGTTTTGGTATGGAGCGTAATCGGTTTCTACCGTCTTAGCCTTCTGAGTAGAATCGTATTTCACCTCTGATTCGGTTCCTGTCAGATTTTGGTAGATAGAGCCGGAACTACTCTCGCTTACTTTAGACCATATCTTATTACCTACTCTTATAAAATTATCATAAATACCTTCTGCTGTTATAACACCATCTCGCTCTACGATATTAGGGCCCGATTTTTCTTTTAACAGATACGGGTGCCTGGTGTAAAAATAGTGTTCAAAATCATTCCCGGCATACGAAGAGTCATACTTCTCCAAATAAAACAATTCTGATAAAGAAGGGTCGGTACTGGTCATGCTATAATCAAACAACATCAACCTGTCTTTTCCAGATAAAGATAATTCTATTGATTTCAAAATATCAGGATCATCAGAAATAAGGCCCAAAGATGGACCAGGTTTGAAGTCAAGATACTTATAGGCATTATCATATAATTTTGTTTTATGGAGTTTGTTGTCAAGGTAAGATTGGTATAAATCGAATAAGGATAATGGGTTTTCGCTATCTTGTTTTTTGTTCATGTATCGACTATACTCCCGATCCACATCCACGTAAGGAACGTCAAGTACCGCCGGGTGTCCAAACGCCATCCTGGTCATTATCATGTCCTCCGTGTTCTGAGAATCCATGAACGATCTGACGTATTTTTTAATGGAAGCCATGAGCGTATTATTATCTACGTTCCGTACTTTCTCTTTATCCAAAACGCCGTTCTTAAAACAAGATTCAGGATATATTTTAGTAGAAAAATGAGTTAGGTTGTGCTTGGCTAACACTGTTGATATTTGATACATCTCGTTAATATCATCTTTGCTGATCCTTTGATATAGATTATCTCCTACCTTAAGCAATGAATGTTTCTCAAACGCTTCTACTGGGTCTATATTGGATTCAGAATAAACGATATTCAAATTATCCATATACTCCGGCAATAATTCAGAATAATAATCTGTGCTATCACCAAGAACATCATCTATAGAAGATGCCAGCGTTGGAGCATAATTTACATCATTATGCCTGGCCACATAAATATCAAGATCCAGCATCAAATTATCTATCTTATTCAAAGATTCTTCTGTGCCATCATAAGTTTCCGATGTCCCTATTATATCTATGCCAAACCACGTACAAGCCTCTTCTATATCCCATATCATGCTTCTTAAATCGGATTCGGTGTCGGCATTAGCCCTATGTAAATAAGCCGATATACGAGCTCTTAGGAACTCTATTTTGCCAGGATTGTAATAAGACAGATCTTGTAACTTAGACAAGGATCTTCTCTTGCCTTCTACCACATCATCCCCTTCTATGTTTATTACCGGAATCTTATTCGTAGATGAGAACTCATCAAACATAGATTCGGCAAATTCTTTATCAGAAACGAATTTCTCAACCAGTTCAGGATATGAATTTCTCAACGATTCAAAAGCAGATGAAAATTCAGAAAAGTTTTTTATGCCGGCTACTGTTTTACGCATAGCATAATAAAGCTCAGAAGGATTATATGGTACCTTTTTACCAAATTGGTTAAACACTCCCTCCTTGTAAACAATAGGACCATACTGATAGTCAACAGACATAAAATAATTATCCTTTTCCCTATCATGTTCGTTAATAGAAGAATCTATTAACTTTCTCATGGAAGTCGAAACCTCGTTTAAAACAGAAGGATCGGATAAAATACGACTTATTTCTGTTTCATCATACAAACCGGATCTCCTTAATTTCTGCTCATTCAGTATCAAACTGCCATCTACATAAAAATCGAAGAGAATAGCATTAGACAATGAAGACGCATTGAAAAAATAATGAGTAGACAAAAGGAAATCCCTTACATCCTTAACATCCTGAGCCGTTAAAGGATCAGCAAAATAAGTCTGACGCTTCATATACGACAGCACGTCTTCTAAAAGAGGTTCACCATTGGGATCGGTATTAAACATCTCTCCTGGAGCCGGGTTATTCCAATGACCGTAATACGACAAAAAACCAGGAGTGTAAGCCTTAGCCCATACCTGAAGAGCTCGTTCGCTATTCCCTAATAATTTCAAGGCACTTTCGTAAAGAACGGAAGGCTCCCCGTTAGGAGCCTTAACCCGTTTTATTTCATTTTCCTTTTTTTCTATCTGACATTTGACACCCATTGTAATTAACTTTTTTGCAAAGTTAATTATAAAACCGACTTATACAATGACGGATCCCAAATTCCTTCTATATAAATCTCCGGAAAACTCAAACTGCCATCACGAAGAGTGGTGACTTCCAAGCTGGGAATGTTGAAAACAGTACTGGTATCACCAAAATTACCATTCAACTTGATAGCATTTCCGCTGTTATTAGCCTCATAATAAAAATAACAATAATTTTCATTAATGCTTGGATCATATTCGTACCAATATGTTAGATCTTGTATATGATCTTCTATGTTACCAATTTTGTTTTCACCTAATATAAAAATACCATTATTGCTATGATTATAAACCATAGATTCATAACCACCATAATTCCAATTACTATTAAACATTATGTAACTAACATCAGAACCATGATCTTTTAATACAGGTCCTATATGTATATGAATTTTATTAAACTGACATACATAAGGTCTTTTTCCTCCAAGCCTTTTTATATCTTCATTGGATAACTTATTATAACATCCTCCCACGAAATTATCCGCAGCATTAAAAAATCTCCTTCTCATACTCAACACTCCTTATTTAACTCATTTATCGAATCCGAATTATCAGAACCTTCTACGAGATTCTTATTCCTATCTATCTCTTCCTGGCTCATATTACTCATCATATTTTGTATTTTTCTACCAGATTGAGATAAAGAGCGGATGAATGCACTGGAACTTATCTTAACTCCAAGATCCGGTTTTGCCCTAAACGCTTCACCGGTACTGATATTATACAAATCATACACACCTGAGTTCATATAGAATTTATATATCCAGTTTCCACCAGCTTTTTTGTACCCTAATTTGGTTAACTCGACTACACTCATACCAAATTTAATGCCATTACGACCCATTATCTTCTCCGGTATAGGTTCTACCTTAGCCGGAACAGATGTATATGCTTCATCACCGCCGTACAGGAAATAAGGGGTTGTCACCCTTGATATGTGAGTAAGCGGTTCTTCGGATATACGAGGCTCGTCTTTCGCAGCCTTATATTCTTCCCTTGGATTGGATATCCTAATAAAAGGATCGTATGTCAAAAAGGTTAAGCCGTATTCTACTTTATAACCTGATACGCCGTTAAGATCCCTTATAGCCTTAGTCGTATGCGAGTGATTGATGGTGTCTATACCATACCTTGATTCCATATCGGTCATAATACTATTAACCTCATCTCCCTCTACATAAACCTCTTCTCCTTCCGGGATAGAGGTTATGCCGGCAGCCCTTCTAAGTAGCCATAAAGTGACTTCAGCAATGTCAGAGAACTTATCTCCGTTCTTCCTATAGTTATCTACTCTTCCTTCTTCATATCCAGGTAATTCGATATTTCCTTTAACTTCGACATTTGTTCTGGATTGTCCTTTGCCTTCTCCATCTCCCTTTTTATCGCCATCTTCCTCAGTGCGTACTGCACCGCCTTCTGCACTTCCTTCTTTTCCATCATTTAAAATATTATCTGATTCTGACTCTATAGACTCCACGACAGCATCATACTCTGGTATGCCGCTAAGGAAATCTGCTACGTTATTCAAAAACTCTATTTTTTCCTCGTTTGTCATATCAAGGCTTTCCACGGGCTCCCATATGGCAGGCAAGTTGTTTGATTTTATTGCAGTAGAAACATCTTCTACAGTTTTATTATCCACCGTAGGCAAAACTTTAGAAACCAAACTATTGATATCAGATTCCATTTTTTCTACTTCCTCTTTTGTGCCATATTCTTTTAGGGTATCCATGCCATTGACTCTAAGAGAATAATTCAAAGCCTTGCTTGGAACAAAATTAATATATTTCAAAAAGTTTTTCAACTCTGATATAATTTGTTCGTCAGATCTTGGCCCAACATAATCAACCACCACCTGATCTGTTTGAGAACGAAGCCAAGAAACGTATTCTTCTAAGGTCTTACCACCTTTACTGGAAGGAGTGGATATTTTATCACCTACTGTTCCTTTAGGTTCTAATCCCATTTCTTCCTTAAGGCTTTTAGGATTACCTCTCTCACGAAGAAACCTCAAATCACCTCCTACAATCTTCCTTGCTATAAAATCAAAAATATTAGCATAAGACGGCAATCCTTCTTTTTCTATATGAGATTCTATTTCGTTTAACATAAGAGAGAAGTTTTTCCTGGAGGTACGCTTCTTGCCAGGTAAAGACCACGCAGCTTGTGCCGCAGGAGTCGGCTGAGCTAATGGCGCCGGCTGAGTCTCCCGGACAGCCCCTTCCTCTGGCATTTCCTCTTCATAAACATCCACGTCTTCTTTAGAAGTAACGGTCTTACCCTCATCAGAGAAAGGAAGATCATCCTCTATAAGTGATTTAGGTCTGGAAGATGATTTACCAAACTGAATCCTGATCTTAGGAGCGACAAACATCTCACCTTCGAAATCTATTCCAGATTCTACTTCAGACGTCACAATGTCTTTCACACTCCTACTTCCATCTTCTACCCACTTAACAACATCAGGAACCGTAGATAATTTTTCTATAGCCTCACGAGCTTTTCTAAGCCCTGAAATAGGATTCAAATACGATACTTGATACGAAGCCGGATCAAGGCCTAACTTGGTTAGATACGCATTAAGATCTTGTATATCATCTTGACCCATCTGTAGCAATTCAGAATCACCAGATTCAAGCAGCATATCTATAAAAGACATCCATTTCTGCCCTTCCTCTGATTCCACAGAACGTAGGCTAACTGGGAAAAGATAATTAAGACCGTTTTTACCTTTGATGACAACTACCGGAACTCTTACATTTTTGTAATTATTCCCCTTGTCATTTAATATAGAATAAGCAAATGGGAAGCCTGTGTATTTAGATCCGTTCTTAAGCACGACTTTGCCATTTAATACATATCCGACATCAGATACTTTTTCAGCACCTTTTTCGGTAATAGGGAGATTTTCTACCTGGCCATATCCTTGACCGTTCACCTTCATGTTAAACACCGGTCTTCCGGGAAGAGTCTGGGCAACAACATGCGTGCCGACGCCGATGGTAGCCGACCGGCCGGCGTCCTTCTTCCACTTGTTGAAAGCCGTTCTTCTTATCTTACTTATACCATCTATGCCTCCTGTATCAGCTTTTACAACAGAAACGAATCTGTTCCCACTCATGACCTTGATAACCATATTGGATACCAGTTTATTCTCAGCAGATTCTATTCTTTTTTTATCGCCGGACTGAACAGCGTCATTGTATTCGGCAAAAAGAGACTGATTATAGGTATCATTTACATCTATTTCGAGATTGACCTTATCTCCTTTTTTCAAAGAAGATAATGCTTCCTGATCTATTTTATCTACCTCATTCTCTCCGAATCCGACACCTGTTCTGTACGGAACCAATTCATCTGAATCAAGACGCTTATAAACCAAAGAATAGGAATTACCCACGTCCTGAATAGACACATCTGTGTAGCGATTAAGAACACGAGCCGATTCTTTGTCTATAGACCATCTCGCATGATAAGGCAATTCAATTATAGTAGCCGTTTCTCCACCTATATTAAGAGAATACCTTTTAGTGCCATTAGCGTTCGTTTCAGAGCTTATTTGAATAGGAACCAATGATTTTATAGAAGATATAAATTTATCGGCTCTAAGACCTGCAATTTCATACCTTTCGTTGCCATCGTTGGAGATTCTTCTTACCATCAACGTCTCTGGATTCTGGGCGCTATCTATGTTAGCTCCAGGCGTATTATCGGATTCATCTAACTCATTTACAAGAGAATCTATATTGGTATCATCCTCCCCAAAATTACTTAACGTAGATTCGGAAATACGACCTTTATCAATAATCCTGTTTTGTTCGATATAAGGAAGGAGATCTGTGATGTTTCCAACTTGGCCAAGATCTTCTATGGTAAATACCGAATCAGCAAGCTTATCTTCGTCAACCTTCTCCCCTTTATCCCGTCTGTTCATTATATCAACATACGAAGAAATAGCATCATCAAGTTCCTTCCTTTGATCTGGTTCTAAATTGGATTTAGCCATATCAATAATAGCTTTATTATCCTCATACACAGATCTCGGACTTGTAAGCCTATCAGCCTTCTCAGATAATGATTTTATGAGATTAACAGGACTGTCACCCAAAGATGATACATAATCATCAAAATCTTGTTTGTATTTATCATACACATCTTTTTCTCTCGCAGTAAGAAGATCGGCATTGCCTGTATATAGTTTATCAATTATAGACTGCCTTACGGCCGGAACCATAATAGGATTATCCATAGCAGCCTCATAATCTTCATCCGATACAGACTCCGTAAGCGGTGACTCTTTTATATCATCTTCTGCTTCCTTCATCCTATCTTCCCTTACTTTATCAAGAGCATGCATAAAAGCCTTGATAGTCCAAGCTTCGTCTTCCGAAATCTTACCTTCTGACACAGCTTGATCTACTACCTCATCAGTATCATATTCACCAACTTTATTAGGCTCTGCAAAATCAGGAACCTTATCATCCCCCTTATAAGGAGTAGACCATAGAGAAGACAGCGCTTTTGAAAATCCCCTGTTTTCCTCAGCTAAGAATCTTTTATCAAGCATCTTGGACAAGAAGTTATTCATATTCCTATAGCCCATCAAACTCCTTCGGTATTCATTTACCAAGGATCTCATGGCTTTGTCTTTGGCTGTAAACTTCTTTTCCTGTCTTGATTTTACATTAAAATAATCATCAAAAGCCACAAGCGTATCATAGGCTTCTATCACATCTTGTGAACTTATGGGAGAAAGAGGAGATGATAAAACAGATTCGGTTTTACTTACCAGCTCTTCTATCGAAAACTCTTTTCCTATTAACGTTGATAACTCAGACAACGAATTGTTGTAATTGGTTCTAAGATCTTCCAATTCTTTGGTTTTTCGTTGTATGGATTCAGCTTGTGGGTCTTTTCCATCTACGTTACGGGGACGGGTAGCAAGATCTTCTATTTCGGATTCAAGTTCTTCTATTCTTGACCGTATGCCACGGATAGCCATCGCCCGCTCCCTTGCCCTGTCCGACAGCCGGGAGAACGTACTTAGAGCATCCGCCACGCGAGGCTGCCCCGAAAGCGTTTCTATGACAGAAGCTATGTCTTTCATTCTTGATTCTGATTGAAGACCAAGGAAGGCATTACGAGCCACGTATTTCCTAAACTCAATCTTAGAATCATCACCTATAAGATCTTCGGCAAAACTCTGGGCAGATCTGAAATCCGAAAGACGATTGTTATAATTATCAATAATAGAATCCTTGTATTTCTTTGCCTCTTCCAAAGACATTCCATTAGCTTCGGCTATTTCCGAAATAGGCATCATATCAATCATCTGCCTAAAATTTTCAGCCGAATCCTCTAAGGTTCCCATTTGGTTGTCAATAGACATCTTTTCAAACATAGCATCATCAAGCTCCTTGCCAGTCATAGACTGGGCATCGGAACGAACTTGAGGCCCTAAACTCATTGATTTTTTCAACGTATTCAAAGCCGCCGTGTTAAGATTAGAAGATGCTTTGTTGTATTCATTCACTTGCCTTTCCAGCAAGATCTGACTATTGCTATACTCTTTAACCCCAAAGAAGCCTTCCCTCATACCAAACAAAGAACCGATAATAGCACCGATTCCTATTTCAGTCCATCCTTCTTTAGACGTATATTGCTTTTTAAATCCTTCAGAAATAGCATCAAGAACATCAACGGCTCCGTTCATGGCTACATTATCATATCTTGACTTAACATATTCCTCAGCCGTATTCTGAACAGCACCTTGAGATCCTTCTTCCCATAAGCCTTCGGACACCGGCCTTTTCATGATATTGAAAACATTGCCTGCTATCTTTTGTCCTATATTGGGATTGGTTATTTTAATAGCCATCTCTCCCGGCTTCGCAACTTCCGTCCCTAATCCAAATAAATGCTTGTTGAGCTTCTTTTCCAACCCTGGTATAGCCTTGCCTCCTAACCCTATATACTTACCAAAAAGAAGCCAGTTAGATAATCCTACTATACCCATATTGGCGGCAAATATAGCACTACCTACATCAGCATTAGAATTACGAAAAACAGCCATTTCCTCTGCATTGGGATCACGACCATAAATCTTACGATAATAATCCTTGAAATCAGACTCAGATTGCTTCATAAAAGAATTTGCTTCAACCGATGACTCGAATCCGGCACTGGTAGCCAACAACGTCATGGTTTTAGCCGCCTCCCCTACATTTCCTCCGGTAGCAACTCCTTTTCTTACATAGTCATTAAACACGCTTTTAAGGCTTCCTATACCCCTATTTGCAGCTTGCCTTGCTGCTAACTTAGCTCCGATTCTTCCACCTAATTTAGCACCTATATTGCCCAATGATCCAACTCCAAGTCCTCCGGTCATGTACGCTGATATCATGGCTCCTACGGTAAAAGACATTCCGTTACCAAGGACATCATTCCATAAGAAATTACCGGTATCCTTAAAAAGCTTCTGACCGAAATTATAATCTTCTACCTCTTTCTTGTAATAATGGGGAAGAAGCATGTCTATTTGCTGGTCAAGATCACCTACAAACTTATCCATGTTAGTGTTTAACGCAGCTTTGTAACTTCCCTCAGATGCCATATTGATAAGTTTGTCAGGCAATGACACAACTCCTTGTGCACCGTACAATGCGGATTTTAAAGCGAATTTGCCTACACCATTCCAAAACTTACTCCATCCGCTCTGTCTCCTGGCATAATAATCTTCATTGTTTATACCCGGAATATAGTTAGAATATTTTGTACGCCATACCCCATCATTACCCATCTGATGACTTTCACGGATACTTACCTTCGGTCCATAGGGATTAAGAGGCGGCGGGACAGGTGTAGCCCCCCTGTAGCTGTTACGAGCCAGTGCCTCCGAGTAGCTGTTGCTTATCTCCTTGGCTATATACGGTTCTTCGTATTCGGCAGCAGCTATCCTTGATGCGTAATCCGGAAATTTAGGTTGGGCATACACACCTTCACCAGGCATATAATTAGGAACCAGAGGTATTGTCGTCTCTGGTAATGTAGCCGGAGTGTAATTCTCTTCTTCGGCTAATTTCCTTTGCCTTGCCACATCTTCGTAAGTGGTTTTAGCAGCAGGATTATATCTATCTATATTATTGTCAGCCATAAATTTTCTGCAAAAAATCGTTCAACTTACTAAACTTGTCATTCATATTGGGCGTGATATTTATTCCTCTCATATACGGATCCCTCATCTGATCAAGACGTTCTTGAACAGCCTCCTTCACGTATTTTACAAAGAAGTACTGAGGACACTTCTGGTGAATGCTATTCCAGTAATCCGCATACTCATCATTACCTGGATCCAAAGGAACAAAATCCGAGAACAACAATGCAGGATTTTTAGAATTTTTAGTCCTTTTGTCATAGAAATTGACCGCTACCTCTCTTGAACCCCTGTCATCCATTCCCCCCAACTGAACTGATATGTTATCAGACATGTCAATAAAATTATCAACAAGGGTTTTAACAACATTCATTTCTTCTGGCTTAAGGTAAGAACCATGAACCTTTACTATATCATAAAGATCATTCTTAACATCAGCCTTAGAAGCCAAACGGGGAAGACCATTACGTATAAGATACTTATCATAAGAATAACCTTCCTTCTTTCCGGTATCTACAAAATCACAGGTTCCAAAACTTGATTTGTAACCATCCACCGGATAATTACGCTCCTCGACCGAAGGATCTATACCCGCCTTAAGAAGCTCGTCATTCGTAATCTCAACCCTTTCTGTAACATAAGAATTTTTACCGGAACCTACTTGAGCAGTCAAGAATCTTCTAACAGTGCCATTATCTATCTCGGCATCCATATTAATGGCATTAATAGCAGTAGGATCCAGATTATTTACCTTTCCTGCCATGTAACCAGACAATCTTCTAAACTGAGCCTTCTGCAAAGACTTTTCCGGTGAATCGGCATTCCAATTGTATCTTTTGTAAGAATCAAGGTAATGATACTGAGATAACTTATCAGAAATCTGATCAGGAGATACAGACATTTTTATCTCATCCTGCATCTGACCTGCTATCATATCAGACACTCTACTGTTTTTCTCAGCATATCTTAGCTGGGTAATAGTTAATGGTTCACCTTCCTGATAATCTTTTAAATCTATATCACCATCCTTATCTATGGTCATATAATCTGATATATTAAAATCAGGATCGCCGTTGAGTTTCTTCATTCCATTAATAAGAGCCAATGTACCAGTAGAAGAACCATTATTCTCGCTTGTAATAGCATCAGATATGTTTTTCCCCAACTTGCCGGCACTCGCCTTAGCTCCTAATGACGGAGATATAGCACTAAGAATATCTATTCCTCTTGAAGGGTCCATCATGTATTCTCTGAACCCTACGGCATCAGATACACCAGTTGTTATGGCTGTGGCGAGCAGGAAGGCTCCAGCCTTATCATCTGTATCGGTAAGATTTATAAAAGAATTTCCTTTCATAAACTTAGCATTACGAACTTTACTGATAATATCCTTATTTTTTTTAGTAACTATATTATCTATTTGATAATCAGTTATGTTATTTATAGCCTTTGTAGCTCCATTTGCCTTAGAATCAGAAAGAAGTAAAGCATCATAAGCTTCAGACAGTCTGTTATTTCCTTGTCCAAAATATCCGTTTTTCTGACCTCCATTATTTTTTAAATAAGAATATATCCGTTCTTCAGGAGTCATATTAGCATACAATCCTGGGTCAGTTTTTTCTTCTTCGTATGATGCTGCAACGATATTACTTCTGTCTGTAGGAGATAATGAATTATATAATTTCAATAAATTTGCTCTACGCTCTGTGGAAGAAGATGTGAGTTGTTCATAAGGGATATTAGCCAAATTAACAGATCCTATCTTACCCGTTCCAGAATTGATAGCCGTAGGCCCGTCCATAGGAGCCATCGGCACTCCTACACCGCCTGCTCCTCTTGTGCCTCCGGATGAGCTTTCAGTGCCCATCTTGGAACCGTAAGTACGCATGTATTCGGTTTCAATCTTAGCCTGTGCAAGTTGCTCTTTTGCCAACGATATTTCAACCATAGACTTAGCATTATCAGTCAAAAACTTTTGCTGAGCCCTATCCTCTGCCAACCTTGCAAAATAAAGATCATCTTTCTTCCTTTCAAAACTTGTATTGTCGTATCTCCATGCATCAGTCATCTTATCGAAAAGATTATTGGTAACAACAAAATTAGCAGCCGCTACCGGATCTGATGAAGCTATTATCATATCTGCCTCCCTCTTGGCTTCTGCTTTCTGATTTTTAGCTTCCTGTATCTGACTGTCAATACGATCAATAATATCCTTATTATCCCCTACTGATTTCTTTTTTGCTTCCAATGCTCCTATGTGCCTATCGTATCTTTCGACATAAGACCCAATGTATCGACTAACCAAATCCGGATTACTGAACACCGGATTGGTAGCTGCCATGTATGATGCTTCTATTCTCATCTGATTCCTCATGTTTTCAGATAAGTTAGCAGACACAAAATTCCTTATCTGGGAATCAGTAAGCTCATCTACGTTGACTTCTATGATTCCACCAGTAGGATTACCTTTAACATCATATTCTGTTGTCTGAATCTTCTTGCCTTCGTTGTTTTTCCTAAAATCACTGACCAGCTTATTTATCTCCTTAGTATAATCGACATAAGGAGAATAATGAAGACCTCCCAACCTTGATCCTGCTTTACCATCTGACCTCCATTTGTAATAAGGGTCCAAAGCATGCCATTCATTAATAGGAGAATAAAGTTCAGGATGATTCTGTTTTATAGATTCTATTTCCTTCATAACCCTCTTGCCTTCTTTTGTGCCGGCAATCGCGTTAATGACCGTATCATCTAACACCGAACTTATCTCTCCTTGTATGGCTCTCGTAACACCATCAGAAGAAAGATCCACGCCTTTGAATTTTTGATTGATGTTAGCAATCACACCTGACATCTTATCTTCCATATAAGCGCGGGCTTCAGGCTTATCTATCTCTTGACCCATAAGATAATCTACCTGGGTATAGATCTTTTCACGAGCAGCATCAACCTTCTGCTGTTTGTACATCATGACGTCCTTAACAAGATCTATGTTGTAAGGACTAACATACGGGGCATATTGCCTTAAAATACTATACTGTGAAGCCACTATTTGGTCCTCCTTCTTCTTTTAGTTTCATCATCTTCTTCATTTAAACTTCTCAAGTAAGGTGTAGAATAATCACCCATATTCATCACATCCTGATTACCTTGAACGTAAATAATTTGGCCACTTGGAAGCATTCTCATATTCGGAGCTATGGAAGCTATGGTATTCAACGATGTACGAACATTGAACTTATTCTGTATTTCGCTGTTTATGCTATCATAATAACGAGCAAGATTTTCATCCCTTATAGCCATAGCCTTCAATAACCCAGATTCATAACGTTGCCTTTCCGCTATGTTCTTATCGTCTGTCTGAACATAAGCCATTTCATTAAACCTATCAGCTTCGTTTATTTGCCTTGCGTTATTGAAATTTACTTCATTAACATACTTGGCTATATTGCTTCCAGCTATGGCGTTCATATTAGCCAGAATAGCAGCCCGCTGGGAGTCGGGCACGTCACCTACTGCGTCTAACTGAGCCGATGTCGCACGGTTGAGCTCGTTGATATACTGATCAGCAGATTGAAGAACCGGGTCTATTCTCGGGGCCTGATGTCTTTCCAGGCCTTCTATCTCCAAGCCAGTGTCAAGGGTTCTTAGCATTTCAGGGAAGATAGGACCGAACGCCGCCGGTCTGCCCTGTCCTTTAGGTCCGTTGTCTTCAACCACCTCCTCTGTATCGGTGTCGGTTGCAGTCGTAGGCGTACTTGCTTTCGGTTTTACCTCTATCCTTCCAGGAGATCCAATCTTAGGCGGTGTAAGGTCTGGTGCTATGGGACCGGCCTCAATAGGCTTCATTTCTGGTTTAACAGACTCAAGAACGAAGTCTATTTCCGGCATTAACCCACTATCTCTTAAAGCAACAAACTTATTATAATCGGAGCCCAGAATCTTCTTAGCAGCATCAGATTTATCACCAAATAAGTCAACATAATTCTTTATCCCTTTTTCGTTTAACAATCTTTTTTGCTCTGCCGAAACAACGTCCAATCCATAATAAGAACGGGTGGCTGTTGTCTGACCAAACTTATCATCTACGGCAAATGAATTATAAGCCTGATTCCCTCCGTAGCTTCCGGCGTCCTGGCCCCAGAATCCGTATTCATCTCTGAATTTCTTGGCTGCATCAGCATTCGTAATAGCGCCTACATCAGCTAACGCCCACAATGCATTTAATTGCCTGTTGTATCCTTTCTGGAAACCTTCTGTATCAAAATCACCATCCGTATTGTACTTGTTAGCCCATCGGTTTACGTCGAGCAAATTAGATACCGCCTTATTATTTACCCTGCCGTATCCTAAATTGCTTCTATGTTGGAGATTCTGATTGGCATTGACACTGGAATCAGGATTAAGAATCTGCTCACGACCGCTAACATCAGATACAGTCATATTAAGAGTTCGTCCAAATAACTGCTTGATAAGCTTATTGTAGCCGATAGCATTCTTTCTAAGTTCCTCTATCTCCTTCTGAGTAGGTCCGCCTTCAGCCATTTTCCTGGCTTGCTTAACATACTCGTCATATATCCAGTTCTTGGCATCTGATTCTGCAATATTAAAAGCCTTGGCTTGTTTCTTTACCTGATTCAGATCAACAACCCCGCCATCCCTGAAGAAAGCATCCATCTTCTCGTTACGCTTAGATTCTTCCTGTTTACCATAAACGATTTCAGCGAAAGAACGAAATTGTGCTTCAAGTTCGTCTATCTCTTTCTGGTTTTCATTGACGTACTTGGAAAGAATAGAAGCATTAAGATTAGATGTATTTTTATCTTTTACATCTTCATTTTTCTCTAATCTCTTATATACACGCTCCTGATCTTCGTACTTGTCAGCCAAACCGATCTTCTTCTTATATCGATCAAGGAGTGTAGCATACGTATCTTTAGACGTTGCCTTAATACCGTAGTTTTCTCTAACGTAAGAGGCAAACTCATCATCTATCTTACGATAATCGGAAACAATATAAGCTTCCGGTAAATCAACTGGCGTGCCTCCATTCTCATGCCTGTTTCCTTTAGCTTCCATAGGCCCCACTGAATCAGGCGTCAGCACATACTCGCCTTTCTCTATCTCTATGTTAGCATTATCCTCCATAGATTTAGGAAGAGGATAAATATATTCGCCGGTCATATCAGACGTATCCATCTTCTGACCGTTACCTAAATTCACGCCACCACCTTCACGTTCCCACTTGATGAATTGCTGACGACGCTCCTTGGCAAGTTTTTCCCTTGCAGCCTGCTCGTCTCTGCTGGCAGCATATGCAGCAGATGAAGCTCCCATGATATTACGGGTAAGACCTAATCCTAAACTAACACCAGATAAGGCAGCTTGAGCCACGTTAGCGCCCACCTTATTACCAGCTCGGATCCTGCCAAGGCTGGATCCGAACATCTGAGCTCTGCTGGTTAGGTCGGGTGAGTAATATGGGATAGTCATAGGATCGAGAGGATTTCCATCCTGTGATCGCTTTTCTTTTGATTGATTTTCTTCTTTATCAACACTAACAATAGTTCCTTTGGGCATAGACTTAGGATCAAACGTATTGTTATTACTTACATTCATAGTCGGAATAGAAGGTTCTTGCATTTTTATAGTAGAATAGTCAGGACCTATAATATTGTCAAATCCTGCCTCCATCATGTCTATTTCCGAATTTATCTCACTCATACCAGGAACATTGGACATATCCATATCAATATAAGGATTAGATGTCGTATCAGCCTGTTGTGTAACATCCTGAACACTACCACCAGGAGCGAATACCGGACGATTTTTTATGATTCGTAATCTCATATCATCTTTTTTCACAAAGATAAGAGAAACGAACGAGAAAATCCAACGTTATGGGATACGTTTAAAAATCAATCATGTACGGAAGACAAACCACCCGAATCAGGGTCGTACTTAAGACCGCATGCCATACGATAGTTCTTAAGCACTCTCTTGTACAAAAACAGCACCGTCTTGGAAACTATTTTCTTCATAGATTTGGTTAAAACCTCTTCTGTTGAAACAGACATCAGACAGCTATTCAAGAACGACCTGACATTGGAACCGAACAAGGTCTTCACCATTTTTCTAAACGTTCTAAAAAGATATGATGCAGAAAGAGACTTTAACCCATTGCGAGCCAGTCTCTTATTAAGATAATTAATGGCTTTTTCAGATAGACAAAGCCTGTTCTTTCCTTGACTATCTACCTCTGATGAAAACCACGAATATAAAGTGGTAGGATGTTTCTTAAGGTGATTGATGAAGGAAGTCATTATCCCTTCTTTTAAAGCCCTTTTGTGGGCTACGCATGCAGCAATCTTCTCTTCTCTTTTTTAAAGAGCTGTCAAGGCATCTAAACACCGTCCTATCGTCTCCGATGAAATACTGAGGACGTTCTTCCTTGAACTTAGCCCGATAAGCGGCATATCCTTCCTTACGAAGCATATCTATCTGAGACCGGATATAGAACCTTACACACTTTTCTTCAGCCTCTTGCACGCTTTTAAGATAAGGAACTGACTTTCTCCCATATCGAAGATAATCATAAACCATAGCCTCAATAAAGTCATTGTACGGAAAGAATCTTCCAAATCCAAAGTTCCAAACTATGAAACATCGCACTCTATCTTTCCAGTAATCAGATATGAGAAAATTACTACAATATCTCAACTTCCTGTTTTTCTGATAGAAATGATGAGTATGTTTGTCATAAAATAGATTAAAATATCTCAAATTGCCTAAACACTGACCGGCTGGACGGCGTACTACATTGTACCCTAAGTTGCTGAAGCTATTGTATATAACTTCTATCGGAGAGACCTGCTCTTTCTTGAAGAGCTTGTCGTGTAACTTGTGAGGATTCATTATTTCAGTTATTTTTGTCTCCATATTGTTTTTATTTTTTAGTGCAAATATATGATTTTATATAAAAAGAAGAAAATGCACTGCCTTGTATCCGGTTTGAGAGAAATAGGATACAAGGTTTTTTATTTTATGACGGTTTGGATAAGAGACAGGAAAACGACTCTGAACGTAACCTACTGACCGTCAGTGGTGGGACAACAAATCTTGAATTAAAACTACGCCTATGAATAGTCTCCGTTTTCCTTAATATTAAGACCATTTTCAATGATCTTACTCATTATATTATTTATATTATTTTATATACTTTTTATTCATATAATTGTTTATAGTGAATGAACTTAACGACCGAAGGGAGTTAAGTGAGTGAACGGATTGACAAATTACTTTTTCCGTCATTGTATTGTTCGCCTAATTGTGTTAAAAGATTGAGTATCGTGACCAAAGGGAACGATGCGAAAGAACTTATAATATTTAAAAACGACTGAACCTATCGACTGAAGGGAGATAGGTGATGGAGTGACGTTAATAGTTATATTAGGTAGCCAGTGGAGAATTAGGCAGGCTGGTAGGCGAGACGGGCGTCCATGCCCGTCAGGACAGTGGAGGTACGTAGGTCTGTTCTGTTAAACCAAGGCGATGATAGTTCCATCCTTCACGAAATCGCACAAAAAAGCCGGATTATCTTGATATCGTTCTTCAACCTCCGGTATCCGCATAACGAGTCTCAAATCCGGCTTCGCTTTATTAATATGAGAAATAAAATAATTGTTCTAATTGTCAGTGACGCCTTTAATGCGAAGTTGTATATTGGGAAGCACGGCATTAATCAAAGCCATTTTCTTATCCTCTTCGCTTTCTTTTTCATGCTGTTTATACATCATGCTGTAATCACTGTCATCACCATCCTTTTTCCCGTCTAACGTCAGTAAATGATTTACGATGTCCTTACCATACGTTTCAGTCCATGTACGGAATCTCTCTTCCTCGGACTGTCCCTCCTGGGACGGGGCTTCCGGGTTAGGAAGGGCGGCTGCCACTTCTACCTCTGGAAGTGTTACCGATGCTGCTATTTCAGCATCATCTCCGAATCCCATTTGACCATACGAAGATACGGAATTTTCTTCAATTTCCAAACCAAGATTTTTAGCAACCTCCATAGCATAATTATAACGGTCATCGTTTCTTATAACACTCTTATGAGGACGTCCTGCTCCTTGGTTCCAAGCTACTACAGCATCTTTAAGGTTATCGGCGTTCATGAAGTCCTGCCGGCTGTAGTTGTAATACCCTGGTCCTTCTTTTCCTTTTCTTGTGTATAAGAAATTAGAATATCCGGTTTTCCCTTCGTATTCATCAGCTAAGAACTCAAGTTGGTCTTTGAATGTTGGTGTAGAATGACCTTTCTTTTTGGCGTGCTTGAATAGCTTATCCATGCGCTCATTATGCCATTGCTGTATGCCGTATGATGTTCTGTTGTCTCCGTATATGTCATCTTTAAGACCGGATTCAGCCATGAGATTACCTATGATAGCAAGCGCCTGTATCTTAGACATGCCTCTTTTATTAGTAAAATATTCATATGCTTCACGCTGTTTACCAACCACGCCACCTTCTTTCTTGATATTGGTATTGTATCTCTTTCCATTCCACGTAAATTCCTTAAGACCTCTTTTCCTGGCTTCTTTAAAGGCTTCGCCTCTTGTAGTGGAAATCGGGTCTTGTAATTCAAGATCGTTTTTTATACCAAGAATGGCATTAATAATATTATCATCCTTTTTATCATCATCATCTAATTTATCAACATTATTCGAAACGTAAGATTGGCTTATTAAATTTGATACGCTTTTTCTATTTTTATAAGTTCCTTCTTTATCTGATGGAGCTTCAAAAGCATACACAAGTGGATACGAATAATCCGTATCTGGATCTTCTGACATAAATTCGCTTACTGCATGAATGGCTTTATTGTATTTAGTATCCTTTATACTATACATCCCAGCATCTTGAACATGATCATAAAATCTGTCTATCATGTAATTGATATATCCACGCTTATCCCCCTTAAATCGCTCTTTATCTTTCTCAAACTCTTTGGGTGGATATCTTTTATCGGATTCTTGGAAAAGTCCCTTAAACCCTCCATAATCAGATACGGCATAGGGATTACCACCAGATTCTTCAATAATATTTCCAAGTACGGCTTCTATCTGGCGTTGATTGAAACCTTTATCATATAAAGCATCATAGATCATATTCATTCCATCTACGTCCATAGTGCGGTGCGTACCCTTACCCACGCGCTTCATATTTTCATATTTGGATTTGAATAAATCCCAATCTATTTCCGGCTTAGAAGAATCCCCTCCTTGTTTTTTAGATCTTATCTTCATTTTTTTATCCAGATCATTCTTGGAATCAATGGCGGATTTCAACAAAACCTTGTTTGGATCATTCTCTTCATATGGATTCTTATCTTCTACATAATCCAGAATATCAAACGGGTATCCTATTGTATCAAGAATCTTAGTAACAATCCCTACACCAAGAGGTTGATCGCTTCTATAAAAATCATACTTATCTTTTACGACCATCCTACCTCTATCATCACGGTACATAGTGAAACTTGATAAGCCTGATAAATCATTTAAATCGCCGTAAGCATCTGGTATAAAATTGTATTCGTTAAATACCTGATGTTCTCCAGTTCTGGCTTTTTTTAAGAGATCTATTCCCTCTTCCACCATTCCAAGTTTCCTACTTGTTACATCCCTTAACTCCTCCAAATCAGATACGTCCTTGCCTGCAACTTTTCCATCAATTATCTTATTATCTAAGGAATCAAGCTCCCTTCCATATTTTTTAGTCATTTTCTCCCACCCACCATTTATCCTGTCAGATATAATGGATTTGATATTGTCTGGTATTCTGACAATCCCATTTTCTTCTTTCAGATTATTTGGTTGGTTTAAGAATCTAAACCAAAGATTCTGACTAAAATCATCTACATTGGCTTTCGGAACATCTTGACCAAAAAATTCCATTATTTTGGTTTTTAATCCTCTTTCATTAGCATACACGTCAGGTGTTATATTAGATGCCAGATATTCTCTAAGTTTTACAAACGGACCAATTTTACTCCATAATGTTTTTGGTTGTTTGTCTCTTACATAATTTTTAGTCTTCTTTGCCATTTTTTTCTTCCTCCTTCTTAAATTTGTGGTAAGCACCACAAACCTTATCAACTAACCATCCCATCAGACAGGCGGCATGCTCATCTCCTCCGACTTCAAAACCGTAATCCATATTAAGATACTTACAATAAATAGAAAGACCGTGCAGGCATTCGTGTCCTATGGTTCTAACATCCATATCAGATAGTGAATGAAATAAGAAACATATTTCTTTCCTGTGATTGGTTCGGTTTCCTACGAAAATAGTTCTGCCACCATAATCATCAGTCCACCCCTCCCAGCTCTGATCTTCTACTTCCAGGTTGGCGAACGTCTTAACTATATACTCTTCATCTGCTCCAAGCAATACCCTTACATTATAGGGGTATATATCATTTTTATATAATACTTGTTTCATAACAAACTGTTTTTCAACAAAGGTAAATAAAAAAGCCGAAGATATACTCACGTACTTCTTCGGCTATACCTTTAAAGCTAAAACTTGTTTACTATTGAAGCAAAATCAATGATTATATTTTTATTTTCTTAATTTCTTCAATCATATTCTTATATCCACAGAACTTGCTGTTAATAACATCGAAGATAGATTCTGACCAGCCAGCTATGTTCAAGATATTAGATCCTCTGTAAAACATCTCACTTCCATATCCTTGAATAGAAATAGAAACGATTTTGCAATTTGGATTCACTTTTTTAAACTCTTTCAAAAGTTCGGCGAATTTACCATATTTATAATTGGAACTTTTCTCCCATACAACAGATTCACCGTCTCCTATCTGCATATCTGAAATAACGTACAAGTTATCTACTTTGATCTTATCTTTAACGCACTTATCCAAGAATGCAAAAAGACCGTTTTCAGTGGCACCACCGCATTCTCCTCCGGCAGTAAAAGATTTTTTGTTATTCCATAAAACACCTTTACTTCTATCATATTCGTAATTGATAAGTTTGTCACCAAACATACCAATAAATACGTCAGGAAGCACAGAAGCAATCATACAGCCAAATAAGTTACCAATGACAGCCGTACTTGTTTTGCTAAAGGCAGACACCTCAGAAGATCCTCCCATATCTCCACGTACAGAGCCAGAGTGGTCAATCAGGATAGCCGACCGCCCCTCCAATACCGGCAGGTTCTTGCAGGAGATGGTTATGGCTTTCTCCAACGCATCTAAAATCTTATCTTTGTTACGCGCTGTTAATTTAGCACGTTTTTTATCCGACTCAAATACAATATCATTTTCGGAATCATCAGTGCCTATATTTTCAACCTCTTTGAAAGCTGAAGCAAAACGGAAAGGAAGCATCTTCGAATTAAGTACCTTCTCTTCTATTGTAAGCTGCCTACAAACTTCATCTATTTGATCAGGTGCGTATTTGATTATGTTTACAAGGTTACGAACCATATTAAAAATAGGCATACCTTTTACATTGGAAACCACGTCCCGAATAGCGTCACCTAAAGCTTCTTTCTTTTCCTTATTGTCTTTCTTGTCCTGTCCGGCTTTAGACATCTCTTTTTCAAGAATCTTGCTTTCGTATAATCCAGACAAAGACCGACCTTCTATAAGGTACTGGAAAGCCGTTTTGTTAGCCTGATTGCCTTTAGGGTGAAATAAGTTTACGAGGTCAACCATAGTAATGACCCTACTGTCCATCTTGTACTTGTCAATCCGATACGGATCAAGACCTTCCAAAGCCGTCTTAAATCCTTTCTTAATAGCACTGGATATACCTCTTAACTTCTTTGGATTTTTGCCGTTAAGAGCCGCATAACAGCCAAGGATTTCGCTCATATCATCAGGACGCATAACGATCTTGTTATAGAACCTTGAAGCCCATTCCTTACCCGATGCTTTGCTGGCAAGGACAGAAGCCATAAGATGCGTTACTGACCTAAGCTTTCCTTCTTTCCTGACATACAATGCTGTTTGTGCTGCGAAATACGGATCTATTTGATCCATAAGGTCCTTAATCCTGTTCACCTTGTCTTTTTCTTTCTCATAATAAGAATCAGACAACATGGTAGTCATTACCGTAGATACCAACTCTTCTTCTGCGTTAGGCTTATACGCCTTCTCGCCCATGTGATTCACGATCGTAGGTTTAACACCTTCATCCTTTTTGTTAAACTTTCCCATTTGTTGTTTTCTTTAAAGTGTTATACAAAAAAAGCAGTGATATTACTACCACTGCTTGAAAAAAAATATATCAAAATGAATACTCAATGAGGGAAAAGCTGAAGTTAGTGTAAACAATGAAATAATGGATTTGAACCATCGACCTATACTTTAAAAGAGTATCGCTCTATCCATCTGAGCTAAATTCGAAGTAACTAACCCCATCACCACTCATTAGTTTTTATATATTTCAAACAGAGGAAAAGCGGAGCCGGATCTAAAATGAAAATATTGGATTCGAACCAATGAAAAACTTTTTTACCTAAAGCCGTGTTACCCACTACACTAATTTTCGAAGTAACCGAACTCCTCACCATCTGTATATGTTGTTAAAACAGGGAGAACCTGGAATGTGTTTTAATACGAAAGGAGGTTTTAATCTACCAACTGATCTAATCTTTCTTGCATGAAAAATACAGGACTCGAACCTGTGACACAAACCGAAGTATCACCTTCCATCACCACTGTCTTATATTATAATCTCTCTTGATTACGATGCAAATATAGACACTAAAATATGATTTACAAATTAAAATGATTTAAAATGTATTAATTTGGATAAATTATTTTAGAGTCATAATTGGATTACCCCATCTCTTTTTCCACTCTTTACCTAAATACATTCTTAATTCCTCGAATGAATGAACAAACTCCCCATCGATTATAGCTCCGACTGCATTCTCTATTGATATTATTTCATTTAACTCATTCTTCGTTGCAAAATTTCTAATCCCATCTTCATGTTTATTGAAAACAATAAAATTTATGGCTTTGGCTACTATTTTTATCTTATCAGATAATTCGCTTTTGTTTTTTATTAAAGAAGAAACAGACTTGCACATCTTAATGTAAGCTTCACCAGCTATATTTCTATTTTCTATAAAGTTGTCGGTAAGCCATAATATAACCTTAGCATATATTTCAGGATCTAACTCTAAGGCTATCATGACGAAAAAATACGGATTAACAAACCATTTTTGATCTTTTCCTTTTCCTCTCCTGTATGCCATTCCGTATTTCTTCAAATCAGTTAATTTACTTATATTCAATGAATTATCTTTGAGTGTATGATATCGTACAGTACAAGACAATTCATTGATATTCAGTTCTTTAATTAATGCATTCATTTTCTCTTGAAAAGACGACGTAGACATTAAATGGTCGAGTCTTTTAGGCTCCAACCCCATAGCCGCTCTTTTCTGTGACAATACATCCATAACCTCTGTTATACACACAAAACCATCTTTTGACATAACAGAAATGTTTCTACCTAATAATTCTCTACTTTCTGATTGTAATAATACGTTACTTTTCATAATTTTACACCGTTTTATTGTTAATAAATAAGCGCCTACCTGTCCGCGATGGATCGATAGGCGCTACAAATATATTCAACTATTATTAAATCACAAAATAAAAACTACTTATTTTCAACTTGTTAAATATTGTAATTTATCTATTCTTAATCTTATCTTCAGAAATCAACCACTGGAATATGATTTTCCGGTTACTAATTACTTTCTTTATCCTCATCAGCATCCAACTTCCCCTTAACCTATCCAGCCATGACCGTCTGAAATTAAGAGCATCAGGATTAACTGACTTATTTATATCGTTATCGTCCTTGATCCAGATAGGTGTTTCAGATCGGTCATCGTCAACCCTGTTGAAGAAGTCATTTAACTTATGTCTTCTATATACCTCAGTATCCAGTACCTCAGTATGGTCACCTACGATCTTCGGATATGATATACGTTGTGCTAAATTATTCTTTTCTTCTGGAACAAGATGAATTTCACCTGAGTTGTTTGTGTCGTTGTAGATAGTTATCGTATCTAAACCTACTTTCCTGTCAAGAGTGTAATTCACATCATCGACGTATTTCCTTGCATCAAGCTCGTATTCTACAGAAGCCAGCGTAGAGCCATTATATTTCTCTTTTATCGGCACTTCTAATATAAATGGATATGTTGCTCCGTAAAATGTCTGAAAGCTCTTATTCGTCAGTAAATGACTCCATAAGCCGCCTTCTTCGTCTGATGCTGGGAAGTTTATTCCTGTCTGGAAATATTGTTGCTGTTCTATATAATAGTCGGGACAGAATGAATAATAAGAAATCCATTCTTGCTTCAGACACGAATATCCGATAGTGAACGACACGTCTTTAAAATACTGTTCGTCTTTTAAAGATATTTCCTTATCGTTTGACAGCACCTCTGTTTCATTGTACAAGAACCTTCCACCATCATATTTGTAATATGCCGGGTTCTTAACAGGTATATAATCTTTTTTCGTAATAAGTACCCTCTTATACCTGTTATCCCATCCAAGAGACAGACCAAGACCGATAAATTTATTGTCTGTATCTTCTTCTGTCATCTCTGTGCCGGTTAAGATGTTAGTTATTCCGTATCTAAGAATCTTAAACGGAAGATGACGCTTGAGCCAATGCCTTATACCTACACTAAGTTCCTTGAGATTACGTCCGTTCGGATCGGTCATAAATACCTGTGCTCTTTTAGTATCTACCCAGAAGTGACCAAATTCTGAACTAATTATTTCAGTGCTCTGTGTTCCAGAATAACCGAGGTCGGTCGTGTTGTACTCCAGAGGCCGGGACGCAAACAGACCGCCGGTGCCCATCTCGGCCTGCCCTGGGGAGGTGCGCTCCTTGATTACGTCTATGGCGTTATGGAGTGAAACCTGGTCCTCGAACCTGACAAGAATCTGATTAGACTCGATACGCTTCATGTGAATAAGCTTCCCGTTGCTGGTTGGGAACTCATGATAGTCCATAGGTTTGTATGTCAGCCACGGATCTGTTTGACTGTTTTCAGATACGTCAGCCCTACTCCATATAACACCATTAGGTCGCTGGTAAGCACAATCATAAAAACGACGTTCGTATGTCGCCGGCAATACATTAGGTGTCAACGTCATTCTTGATGAGTAGATAGGACTTATCTTGTAATCATTGTCCCTATGGATAGACACGTTCTTTTCTTGTGTCCACCAAGCAAAATCACCATGAGCCGGATAAAACCATTCATGAGGCTCTACTCCTTCTAATCGGAAATTGCAGTTTATTTCCGATTCTACAAGGAATTGAGGAATACCATAAGACCACAGATAAAATCTACCATCCACATATTTCTTAGCCTCATTTTCACCATTTAAATTATACAAACTTTTTCTATTTGGATAAAAAGAATACGTTCCTTTGCTTGATGATGTCCAGCTATTAAAACGTTCGTTGTCAGTATGCTCAAGCATATCTTCTCCAGTATCGTAATTAACGAAATACTTAGGGAATCCAACATTCCGGTAATCATTGTAAGCAAATGGTATCATATCCCCTATACCAAAAGCAGTATTATAAAAAAATGGGAATTTTCGCTTCATGGAAAACCTCGATATGTAGGTGTCACCGCCAAACAAAGGTTGCTTCCCTCCTTGGAAGAATCCACACCCTCCTACTGATATCCATTTTATATCTTCTATAGCTCCATACTGATCGGGCCTGTATCGCATAAGCTTCATATACGGAGAACAGATATAAGACAACATCTTCGTCCTTTCAAAAGACTCTTTAGATCCGGCATCAGAAGCCATGATAACAGGGTCATGGATACGACTTGTATCATATACCTGGGCCTGCATAGGATACGATACAAGATACTTTGAATTTAAGATGCTTGTATCAGGATCCTTTTCTCCCGGATCTCCAAAAGATAAGAACATGGAAGATTCCCTATCTATGTTATTTATAAACAAAAAATCTTTTGAAGCGTTTTGGTTATCATCATCCACATCTTCTCCAGTAACCCAAGATGATGTTGTAGACGGGTCGGATATGGGGTACATACCTGATTTAAGACTCTTGGTGTTAGCCAATCCTCTTAATCTGTTTTGCTCATATGGAGCCGTATCATCGAAGCCCATCATGCTATTATAGTAACCTACAGATGTATAATAAAAAGCATGATTCCTTCTTGGGCCATTGTTTATGAATGTCGTAAGCCAATCATATCTGTACTTACCATACAATACCGGTCTTTTAGCAAGCGTATCAGATATGGTGGCAATCATTGAAGCAAAGATCATCGCCATATTGATATTGCCTATAACACCTATATACGCAGACGTAGAACGGTTCATAAGCTCTTCTGCTATCTGAGAAGCTATGGTGGCCGTGGATTCGATGTTGGCTAATGTGGCCGCCATCTTATATGATTGTTTTCCTAATATCGTCCATTTGGGATGATCTTCAACCTCATCAAAGTTTCCTACAGACATTCCCCTTATAAAACCTTCTATAGCTACCTCCGTAGGGGTTTCAGGCTTATTGAAATAAATATCAGGAGAACTAAATGCATACCACACGTTTCCTTTTCTGAAAAATGGGTGGGTTATAAACGATACCCTTTTTTCAGTTGCGTAATTAAAAGAGTCATCCGATAAATCATTATACGGATAATTAGGATACAGATTAAGATTCGAGTTTTGACCTGAATATTTGTACATGTCATAAGCTATCCCGGTAGCTATAACAGAACGATTAAGACGTCTGTCACCTCTATATATCTCATAGCCTGTAACCATATCTCGCTGCTCTTTGGTTATCAATCCGGAATCTACAGCAAAATCAAGGAAGACGTTAATCATATCCTCGTCTACTAATATTCCTATAGGATAAATATCAGAAGGAACATCATAAGACCTAACATCCCGATTCATGAAAAGCATATGATCGTTGTCCGGGAACTTATAATGCCGGATAGGTTGTTGACAAAAGACGGTACTGGTATCTACCGTACCATATTTATGACCTTTAAAAGACATCATTCCCTTATCATCCGTAGAAGGGGAACCGTAGTATTCAGTAAGCTTGGATACGATATTGTCGTAAGCTTTCTTGGAATTGCCTTCATAGCCATGATCACTTATCTTAACCTTACTACTGTCATACAGTTCAAAATTAGCAGGATACTTCTCAGACGATTCCCAGTAAGCGAAATCACCGTACTTGTATTTCCTTGGAGCGCAGTTTATGGGACGATCCCCGCATATCGTACACTGGCTGGCGTATTCTACTGTGGCCCTTAACGATATTTCTTTTGCCCGTACATTTATCCGGTCTATTTCCTTTTCTCTGATACCAAAAATATAGGGGTATATAGTTTTACCAAGGACGTAAGATGTGCCTACCAAACCTCTTGACGGATTCTTACTGTTCTCCTCTTCTCCATCGTCTTTAACCTTACAGAAATCAATTTGTCGGACAGTAAAAATCCAAGGGCATGATACGATAGGGCAGTCTATGGCTACATACAATCCATCAGGGTACTTATCGAAGAAAGATTCGCCTATGTGCCCAAAGTAAGGACGGGATGCTCCAACAATAACATAATTATCGCCTTCATCCATAATCTTCTCCCAATCAAAGTTGAGATCATCCTTATCTATCTTCCTATTGCTTCCTTTGTATCTTGGATCTAATGATTTCCAGAAAGAAAGACGGACATATTGTGTGGACACAGCATCCATAAGACCATCTATTTTACCCAAAGATTCCAGATAAAGAACTTTGTCCTTGGCCGGGAAATCAGGATCATCCCATTCTTTAGGTCTTGTAATATGAAGGAAACGGGCGTTACGAAGCACGCATTTCGTAAACCTCCATACCAATAACTCTGATGTAAACATCGTAGAACCTTTAACATCTTCAGGAATAAGAGCACCTACGTTATTGTCAGCCAAATTAGCATAAGAATCCCATGTCCATCCATCTCCGTAATCTCCTTCTGGTACGTAACCGGTATCAAGGAAATTATATGAATAATCATCTATCTTTTTCTCTATCTCAGGCCAGGTGTCCCTTATCAGGGCTCCAGGCGCTATCTTTGACCTGTAGGCGTCGTTGTGGATAGTGCTCGAAGAACGTCCGGCACGCCAATCTGGAAGGCATCTTCCATTAAAACAAACCTTCCCCTCTTCATCTTCTTTATCGTTATTCCACACATCATTCATAAGAAGGTATGCTCCAAGAAGTGTAGAAGATGACTGGAATGAGTTATAATCGCTTCTGGCAACAGTAGGATTAAGACAAGGCTCTTCTATAAAACATCCGCAAGTACACGGCATAGAATCCAGAACATAAATAGCTTCGGCTATAGACTGTAATATAACAGACGGTTGTAACAGAGAATCATATACAGCACACGCCTTAGTCCCATCATCTCCCGACCAGAATCCAGCCCAATGACCGCCATCTTCGTCATCGGCAAAGAAATACTTGTCCATGAACTCTATCATTTGTTCCTGTAGTTCCCAGTTAAATAACACAGAATATTTATCCTGCTTTTCACCGCCGGTAGTATATAGGTAGTCGGTGGATACGTGCTCCATATCCTCAAGCTCCTTATACGTATATTCTTCACGGAAACCCACAATACGATCTACCGGAGCCGTAATAAGCGAATACTGGCGATGCGCATCAGTACACTCGGCTCCAAACTCAGGAGCCTCGATACCATCTATAGCTTCTTTTTGTTCCTCCGTATTATGATCGTCAGGTTCTCCGTAGCTGTTGAATATATCGCATATTTCGTTGGCAGCAGCATTATTAGGTTCTTCTGTAGCGGTATTACATGCGATGTCTTTTATATTAGATGAAAAATAATTAATCACCTCATCTATTATAATCTGACTTCTGAATGTAAAACTAACGTTCGTATAAGTTTTAAAATCATTTTGCAATGTTATAGTTTGACCGATAGTAGCCGGATTCTTACATTCTTCTTGTCCGGTTTCTTCATCATCAAAATCCTTCGGATCTCCTGCCGTATTATAATACTGCCACTTGAATTTACGCTCTTGCCCTGAACAAGGTGGAGCATATTGGTTTATGGACTTATATACCCTATCGGTATCCTTATTTTCTATTTCTGCCGCAGCATCTTTATAAGGGGGAGGTATTAACACAAATGCTGGAGTTTTGTAACCGTTGGAGCACTTAAAAGAAATAGCAAACGGATACACTTCATTTCTCATATACCCCACATACAACGAACAGGCATTACCGTCCTTATACAGATCTTCGTGAGCTACCGATGCCTGCCATTGAAGGAAGTGTCCCATGAGGGAAACTACAGGCTGTAAATTCCATTCTTTTTCCGCCGTAAGACCATATTGGAGAAGACGATTCCCGACAGCTACAATCCCCCTTGATGTGTTATATACAGGTTTTTTTAAGGATATGTGTTCGAATGTAGTACGTTTGTTATTAAGATCCGAATAATACAATATAGTCTTTTCTGATACAGGATGAATACCTTCTACAAAATAGTCAACAACCGGTTGGGTTTCTCCGTTGTATCCTACTGTGTTTTGAATGATAACAACCTTAAAATATTCAACTTGACGATCTATGTTAGATACGACAAACCTAATACCTAAATTAGTACGTTCTCCCCATTTTCCATCTTTTTGAGTAATATACTGTTCATCGAATATAGGTACAGGATTAGTGGGATTAGAATAACTTCCAAGTTCGTTTCCAAACTCGTCACAAGGAGCCACAGTAGCCTGGTAGACGCCTGAGCGCAGACTGCCCCCGTACTCTATCTGAGCCGGCTCTATGCACATGGGTTTGAGTAGCGGAAACACCCTAAGTTTCTCACATGCCAGAAAACAACCATTCTCCTGCATGAACTTTTTCCTATCGTATTCTTTATCGCATATCTTATACTCATGATAATGATACCATATATCACCTTCATCATCAGGAGTCAGAGCCTTGTCTACAATAACATACCTGGGAGGATTATAATCGTCAGTCCAGTAAATGCATTTTCCACATTTCTCTGTCTTGATTTCTATGGTTTTTATAGGATGGTAGATAGAGAAATTAAGACACGGATCCTGTTCATTGTCTTCCAGCAAGGTCTTCATGCCAGAACACAACGACTCCGATCCTTCTACCATAGATTCTATATCGGAATCGGATAAGATACTTGTATCGGATTCAGGCTTGAAATAAGTTATCTTAGATACGCCTGTTTCAGGATTTGTTATAAAAAAATAGATATTGCCCGAAGTAAGATCATTCTTGTAACCAATAACCTTAAACCCATCGAAATCAATGCATTTAAGATTACTGTGCTCGTTAGATCTCATCCCAACATTACCATCCTCGGATTCGATGTTGGCATTCAAGGCAAACGTATAATGCTGATCCGTAAGACTCGACGGATGCAGATCTCGGTTCATACCTGTTTGAGGAACCGCTATGTTTCTGTTATCTTCTGCTGCCATTTTATAACTGTTTGTCACAAAGATAGCAAAAGAGATTTAATCATGGATTTCTAAAGTAGGTGAAGAAAAGAAATACATTTTCAGTCTCCTACTTTATCGACCACACCTACATAAAAATCGGGGATAGGATTATCATTGAAATTTCTTATTTGAATATCAATATAATTATAGAAATAATTATCAACTGGATCCATTATCGTCACATTACTTTCTAAAACCCCGTCTTTGTATGAATACAGTTCCTCATGTTCGGAATCAATGTAAAAAATATATCTTGGTAAATCCTGGGTATTAACTGTTAGATGATTATTAAACAAACTGCATTTAGAATGATCAGCAGACAGAAGTAACAATAGAAATGTATATGCAGATTTATCTCTTATTATAATATCACAATTAGATGATACATTAGACAAAACCTTGGATAAATCAAATTCTCCAAAACTTATCTTGAATTTCTTTCTTCTTATTGGAGTTATATATACTGGACTATTAACTACAATATTATTCCATTTAAATTGACTCCCTTCCATTACAGGAGAGAAACAATTACCCATCACCATATTAACATTTTCAAATCTTCGTCTCATAACATCTACTTACGATTTATATCTTCTACCCCTAATCAAATTTCTATAACCTCAAAAGAAACTGTACTCTGAGTATGAATGTTAAAACATGATCCTTGCCTAAGCTGATTCAAGACATTATTCACCTTATCTGGGCTAATTGTATCTGATTCATCTTTACTCATTAAATCAAGTACCTCAAAACGATTATCATGATCGGTATCGATTTCAACACAATGATAAATAGCTCCATTACCAGATCTCTGTTCCTCAAAATATCTTCTCCTACTCATGATAATACTCCTTCCCGTAATATTTCAAGAAGCTAAATCCTTTCGACTCCTTCCTCAAAACATCATGCTTATTCCAATACTTTTCTAAGTCGAAAGCCTCTCTTTCAAATACGATATTGTGATATGCCTTATCGTGATTGCGATATATGCACAACCTAATCAGGTACTCAATTAAATACCATGAATAGTATAAAAATATCGGAATAAGAGACAGCCACAGCATCCACCACCCTGCATTACCGAATAAGAGACACAATCCTATTGTAAGCAACGATATAAACATACCAAAACAAAACATTGTATGATGCTGATTACAATGCGCCTCTTCATGATATTCGGCCTTCAATGATATAGCATCACGTTCGGTAAATACGGCTCCAAACAGCATAATTGTTTTATAGCCGTCAATGAACGTAAACAACTTAGCTATTTTTGAATTATAAAATATTTTCATTGTCAAAAAAAATAATTTTATACCAGTTGCACAAAATCAAAAACTCAATAGGAGAATTAACTCCATCCCATTCCCATTTTTCAAGATAAGACCTTAACTTACTTTCATCAACATCTTCACACTCTTTAAGAAAAACAAGATGCGGCATAAACAATTCTCCACCTTCCAAAGACTTATTAAATTTACTAACCAGCCTCTTTCTGAACTTAGGACCGTACCATGATTTTTCATTTGTGGATCCAAGGCAATAGTAAGAATTGTTCTTAACCTTAATACCGAACCATTTACATACATATGGATGATATACCCTATCTGCTAAAAATATAAATGGCTTATACCATAGGCAATGCCAGAATGTACTACACTTGCCTCCAAACTTCTTAAATGCCCATCTGAACCCTCCAGAGAAGTACCAATTGTTAGCCCCTCTCTTAACCTTAACTTTGTATTTAAGATTCTTATTCCGGTTACTAACCCTATCCCACGGCTTAACCTTATCGGTATCCATATCAGGAAGGAATGTCCAATGATGAAGCAAGGCGCTATAATAAGGATTGTATATCTTGTATCTGTTTCTAATAACGTACTCAAAAATATCGTATCCTACTTGCCCGGCTTCTTCAAATCCTTTTTCTGACAAGAAAGCTAATATAGGAGCCAGATTCCAGATCTGATCTTGTGAAGTGAATGGGGAGAAGCAAGGGTCTTCATCTTTTAACTCTATACCATTAGTATATCCGGAGCTTATCTTGGTAAGACCGAATTTGCTTGCGTCTTCGCTATGGATATCGTCTCTTAAGAAAAATCCTTTTTCGAATTTGAAATAAATACCTTTGTTGTTATTAAAAAATAGATCATAAGTAGTATCGGCAAGACGGGTAAGTACCAATATGGAATTACGCACATCATCTTCTGTCTTGCTGCCAAGAACCATTTCCGTGTATATAAACTGGAGATAATGAGCCAGGTTGATAGTTCCGTCGCCGACCCAGCCTACCCCGTTCTTAACCGACGACAGTGGGATGCACGAGGCCTGCTTTGTGTAGCTGGAATCATAAACAAAATCCCGATAAAATACCTCCTTAATCCTATTGTATTTATCCCAAAGACCTTCCATCACCTTAACCTATAACAATAACACAATCACGCTTTTCCTTATTATAAACCATCGTACCCATCTTAGTGTACAAACCTTTTATATTTTGGTAATTGGTTTCCCCATGAGCCGAAACGTTGGTAGTGATACTGTCGGAGTAAACCTCCTCACCGCCTTCGTTAATAAAGTTAAATCCTTGTTTAACCATCTCTCCTCCAAGGTAGGCTGTAAAAGACACAACAACATTTCCTCGCCCTCTATTTCCATACCAATTACCATAGATATCAGCATTGATATTAGGTTCCGACTCGTCCATTCCAGGCGCTGATAGCAAGGTCTTCATCTTAATAAGCGCACCTTCAAGACCGGACTGCATGTTATCACCACCATAAACAAGGTAATCACCTACCTGTTGTTGGGTAGTAGCCCACTGCTTACTCCATCCAACGTATTTATTATCTACATCTGAGATGCCTGTATTGGTGAAACCGGTTGCAGTATCAAAATCGGAGCCGTCTTCTGATTCCCATCCATACCTAAGAACAAGATAATCGAACTCAGGAATTACAACAACCTGCTCGCCGGCAGCTTGTGTGATTGTAACGTTCTTACTCTCTCCACCAGCCGTTACCTTAGCTACGCCTCTACGATCTTCAGCTACCGGATTAGGGCCGGCTGTGAAGATGATGTTTGCCGGTCCTATGCCTCTCATTTTGTCGGCGGTTACTATTTCGCTTGCTTTAACCTCTAACATATTATTTCATTTTAAATATTTCAAATACGTATATCCAGCTCAACAAAAATACTACCGGGCAGTACATTGTCTCTACCAAACTCGCCTCTCCTTTAAATTGCCTGATTGACCAAACAATCATGGATGCGATAACGCCAGACAAATATATAAATAGAACTACTTCTGTCATACCAATTTAAGCATGTTGTCAATTACAGGATATGCCTTAGAATAAATCTCAAACTCGGCACGACGCCGCCTAAGAGGTTCATACATACCTTTCAATGTCATTCCCATCATCTTAAGTTCGGTCTTAGCATTTTTCAGCTTAACCAAATCTTGCTGTGCATACAACTTGAACAAATCGGCCGCTCCTTGTGCCTCTCCATTATACATCAGTTCCTCAAAGAATCTCATCTTTACAAAATTATCCACATAATCCAATACCAGACCTTGAGGCGTGTCTGGTATAATTATATTAGATTCTCCGTCGAAAGGAAGAGACCGGTACTGCATGTAAATAGGACCATCGAAATTAGCATACAGGAATCCGTTTACGATATTTATCTCATACGGACTATCCTTTATTACCTTATTCCGGCATTTACTTAAACAAGAATCACGAAGCATAGGCTTAGCAAGACCTAACATTACCGGCCGGTCATAATAGCAACGAACTTCATGATCGCGATCATGAACATTGATATAAAATTTTTCAACTATCACTTTCTCGCATTCGTCTTTACAACATTCATCGCAAGAACACCACCTATAACTTCTTTCGGTACGTTCTTTCCAAGCTATTGTATTTTGAAGTTCTGATATCACCTTGTCACCTTCCGGCACCTCATATCCTTTAAAATCGCATTTAAAAGCCAAAATAAGATCAAAGTAATCACCAGGCATACGGGCCTGCCCTCGCTTGACATCCACTACCGCTTCTTTGCGCATAGTAATATCGCCTCCAAACTTCTTCAGGGCAATTTCTATCCATTTGTAGATGGATACCTCATCTATCAGATCACGCTTGTCAAATGATCTTAAAGACGATTTTAACTCTATGATATAATTTTCGACTGTCATCTCTTAAAAAAAATGGAGGACAGGAAACGAACCTGACCTCCACAAAGATATGAATAATATGTATAACGCCATATTTTGTGTTTTCAAAAGTTAGGATCTTCAAACTTGCCGTACTTCAAGAAAAGGCTCCTACACTTTTCCTTTATCCCCTTAAGCGTGACTTCATATCCGGCACCAGTCATGTAGATGGTTTGCTGATTAACTCTTTCCCCAGAATATTTGTCAACAAAATATGATCTGTAAACACCAAACTTATTTTTGACAATATCACTGTATAGCTCCCATCTACCCTGTCCATTTCTGAACATGAACTTGACTTCCTCAAGAAACAAACGAAGATTCTTCTCGGCGATGATAATACCATTTTGTTCAAGCTTCTTCGCGATATCTCTAATCAACCACATGTTCTCATGATCAACTTTCTTGAACGACTCCGCAAACTCCACATCGGGACGCTGCTCTTCTATTGTCTTTATAGCTTGCTGTTTCTCGGCTTCAGCTTGAACCCTCTCTGCTATGGCTCTGTTCTTGGCTTCAACCTCATCAGCTAAAGCTCTTAAGGCAGATGGATAATCTTTAGGAGTTATAGAGTAAGAACCCGTTTTTCTTATAGAGGGGAGAACCTCGGATGTTACCCATCGTTTAAACTTCTTTGCCGATTCTAATTTTGATGACAAAACAAGAGAATATAACCCAGATTCATTGATTACACGTATGCTGTCTAACTCATTGATTTCCAAGGGAGCCCAAAACGAGCCCCTCTGAAAATCAGACAGTTGCAAAAGAATGGTATCTTCTTCATCAACATGTCTTTTTATTGGATTTTTAGGCGTAGCATAGCCAAGTGATCGAGCTACATCTATAGCCACGAACCACACATCTCCATTTGGATCTACTATGGTTCTAATATCTCCAAATTCTGAATTTTTAAAGATTGTTACGCTCCCGTTTGTTTCCGTTTCGCTGGATTTTTGCGTCAAAATAATGTTACTGTTCTTCGCATTGTTTTGAAAATTGTTTACCTTTGTTCCCATAATAGGAATTGTTTTTTTTGTATCCGCCTGCTTGAGAAAGTAGACGGATATGCAAAAGTAGCGATTATCCTGTATCTACAAAGGGTGATCGCTACTTTTTTTCTACGACTTTCTGTGTCCTAATTCTTTATCTTCGAAAACTCTCTTAATCTGGAAATCTTTAAACACTCTTCTTTTAGCAAGTATTTCATTGTACATAAATCGATATCTTCGTCCTTTATTCATTTTAACCCTTAACTTCTTTTTCAAGCTATCTTGTATTACAAAATGGTAATATCTTTTAGAGTCTGCGAAATCCATAGCCAGGTGGTTGTAGAGGTAGCCGTTGGTGCCGAGCCTGCTCACGATGTCCAGGTCCCGCCTGACGGTAAAGCGCTGGCCCGGTATAAGCACATGGCATAAGTAGCCCACGTTATCTACGTAAACACCAGCATCAGCTTCCACATAATGTTCTGATACGGTTTTCCATATAATAGACAACAGTCTTAAAATCTCTCCTCTGTCTCTTATCATGCCTTTCTTAAAACCATTCTTTCTCTTCATAAGACGATGGTAGTAAGCTGCAAAATACGGTGATTGTATTGATGTTCTTTTCATAATTCAAAAATTAAAATTATACATTTCAGATAATTAACATTAGAATATATTGTTGCGTCAAAATACTATTCTATATTTGCAAAGTCTACCGATCCTCACGGACAGGTAGACTTATATTTTACAAAATTAAAATCGTAGTAAAGTTATGAAATCAAATGTTGTTTTACAATCAAAAGATCGAGTTTTGTTAGGAATGAACGTGTCTGTTATGTCTAAAGATGGTTACATATGTATAACAGACGCCGTATCGGCCATGAACAAAAAAAGAAAAGAAAAAGGGTTAAAAGAAAGATGGATTAACGAAATAATGCTAACTTCTTCTTTTAGGGAGAGATGTTTCGAGCTTTTTAATAAGTTGAATGACAGGGACTTATTGAGTAGGAGAAATCTCGGACTCAAAGATAATATCCTGAATATCAGCAGTGTAATGGATCTTGGTAAATTAGACCTTGCCTACAAAAAAGGAAAAGGAGTAGATCAAAAATGGTTTGTCAATCCATATCTGTTTGTTATGATTGCATTAGAGATGGATCCAGAAATTTACGCAGAGGTTGTCATTTGGCTCACAGATGGTTTGATAGAAAACCGGAACGAAGCCGGCGATGCATACGTTAGGATGTGTAGCGCAATAAGCAAAATAGTTCCAAACAAGAATGACTTGAAAGACAATATAAAGAGAGTTGCTAAAGCTATTAATTTCATTGTTTTTAATAAACACGAAGATGGGATAAGGAATACTGCCAGCAAAGATGAGCTCAATGACATAATAGCTATAGAGAACGTCATAGCCTCTGTTATTGATGACGGTTTTATCAAAGATTACAATTCTTTGATAAATTACCTCGGAGATAAATGGAAAAGAAAATGGGGAAACCCTGTTCTTGCATTGAAATAGTACAAAAAAACACCCGGCCAAACTATATAACTATGGCCGGGTGTCCAATAAAAAGAATCACTGAACAATTTGACTTTTCTGATTGGAATCAAGATTCGGATTTTCATCAACAGGAATCTGTAGCCTGAACGCTACTTCCTTTATCGTCTCTGCTACCACGTACTCAATTAGCTTGATAGGACAGATAAATTCGTATTCCCATTCAGACTCGCACCCTTTAGGTGTAGGATCACAAGCCATTAACTCCAGAGCCTTCTTTCTTCTTGTTGTAAAGAACTCTACGTTAATAAGCTCTATATGGAAATCCGGTATATAAATATAGTCGTTTTCTACATAATAAAAAGGACGACGTTCTTTAACGTATTTAGCATACGGTCTTTTTTGTTCATTGCGATACGACTTTATTTCAGCGAACTTAAAAAATATAGTGTTATCTACGTTAGTCACCTTAGTAATAGCCGGTCTAAGGGCAGAATAAAGAAGTCCTGGAAGCTTATGCTTTGACCGCATCAAAGTATTACATAACGCAAATTCGGCATCGCAGCAAACTATTTTATCAACTTCAATCATCTCCAGGCAAGTAACGTAAGTTAGGAGCCGGTGGTCACCAAGTAACGTCCCGTCATCCCACCTCTGTGCTGTATAAGATTCGGCTTTAGTTCTACCGATATTCAATATCCATCTCCGACTAACATGCGAATCTTTGTCAAGGGCATGAATACCGTTTACGACTCTTGATACAAATTCACCATTAGTGATCATGCTCCCCTCCTTTCTTTTGCTCTTGATTCTCTTGATTTAGCATTCAAGATCCTCATATAAATATCTCTTTCACTCATGCCGGATATGGTTTTTATAGCCTCATCCAACATAACTTTCGTATATAAAGGTTTAGGGAATCCCTTTATCTTAACCGGATCAGGAACTAACTTCGCCTTCCGATATTCATAAAATCTTTTAGAAGTTACATTAAGATAAGAAATAGCTTCCTCGCCAGTATAATACTTAGCGGGATTAGCAAGCTGCATCCATGTTTCCAAATCATTGGCTGTAAGATGATCGCATTCGCCATTCAAAAACATGGCCTTTATTTTATCACATACCGCAGCACCACTCTTACGCAGCGTCTCTGTCAGAATCTCTTTCATCTTCTTTAAAGCAACCTGTTTTAAATCTTAAAATGATAGAGGCAATGATTATAACAAGAGTTACAGCCATCAACGACCATATTGCGATGTTATGCTCAATAGGTATATTGAAATTAACCATAACC